GGTATTCTGAAGCTATGAAGACTAAGATGATAACCGGCAAAGGTTATTTCTGGTTTGATGATAAAGTCAATGCAAAGAATCCTCAATGGTATAAAGACAAAGGACTCTCGGTAAAGTCAAGTCAACTCTGCGTAGCACCTGAAACTGTGGTCTTGACAGACCAAGGCCACGAGATCATTTCAGAGTTAGAAGGACAGATTGTAAAAGTTTGGAATGGCGAGAGCTTTACAGACACAGTAGTACACAAAACAGGCGTTGACCAACAACTTGTTAAGGTGGTCACTGACTGTGGCTTTGAATTGGACTGTACGCGCTACCACAAATTCTACGTAATGGAAGGTTTTAGTCGTACAGGAAAAGTGGTAGAAAAACGTGCATGTGATCTGGTAGAGGGTGATAAACTCATCAAGCTCGACACACCTGTGATCCAAGGTGAGAAAGTATTGAAAAAAGCTTACCAGAACGGCTTCTATAGTGGTGATGGGTGTTGTGTGAAGGCCAATTCCCGTGTTTATCTTTACGGGGATAAGAGAAAACTTTCTTATATGTTTACAGATACTCGGCAGTACGTCACTCAAGACGCTCAGGATAGGGAATATTTCTATGTAGATGGGCTTGAAACAAAGTTCTTTGTACCTACTGCTGAGTATACTGTAGAGAGTCGTGTAGAATGGTTTGCGGGGTTGATGGACGCCGATGGATGTTTGTTGACTAACGGTAAATCTCAAACATTGCAGATTGCATCTACGCAGCCGGGGTTTTTAGAATCCGTACAGTTGATGCTTCAGACGCTAGGTATCCAGTCCAAAGTAAAACACGCTAGGGATGCTGGTAAATATCCTCTCCCAGCGAATGATGGCACAGGGACTCTGAAAGAGTACGATTGTAAAAAAGTTGAACGTCTCTTGGTTAACGGTATGGGTATTGTGAAGTTGTTGAATATGGGCTTAAATCCACAACGTCTGAAACCTACCTCGCACATCCCTAACCGAGACGCTTCAAACTTTGTTAAAATTAAGGAGGTGATCGACGATGGGCGTGTAGATGATACGTACTGTTTCACTGAGTCTGAAAAAGGAATGGGTGTCTTTAATGGTATTCTGACAGGACAGTGCTCAGAGATAGCTCTCCATTCTGACGAGGAACATACCTTCACATGCGTACTGGCAAGCATGAACCTTGCAAGATATGACGAGTGGGCTGGAACAGATGCTGTCTATAATGCAATATTCTTCTTAGACGCGGTTTGTCAGGAATTTATCGAGCGTGCTAAGAATATTGAAGGTCTTGAGAAGGCTGTGCGGTTCACTCGGAAGTCTCGTGCATTAGGTTTGGGGGTGTGTGGTTATCACACGTATCTTCAACAGAACATGATGCCTTTTGGATCAATGGAAGCACACTTCTTCAATATCAAGGCTTTCAAGTTTATTCGTGAAGAAGCTGAGAGAGCTACGGTTGATCTAGCAAAGCATTGGGGGGAACCTGAGTGGCTTAAAGGTTACGGAAGAGCCAATACACATTTGATTGCAGTTGCTCCTACAAAATCAACTGCTTTGATTATGGGAGGCGTATCAGAAGGTATTAATCCAGATACCGCAATGGTTTATACTCAAAGAACTCCTGCTGGCGAAGTTGATAGGGTTAATCCGGTACTTCTAAAACTAATGAAAGAACGTGGAGTGTATAATAAGCAAACAATGGAAAGGATTCGTGTGGATAACTTCGGATCAGTCCAAAATGAAGATTGGTTGACTGATGAAGAGAAGGAAGTGTTCAAGATTGCATTTGAAATCAATATGCACGACGTGATTAGGTCCGCTTCAGTACGATCTAAGTACATTGATCAATGGCAATCTTTGAATCTATTCTTTGCTTCTGGAGATGACCCTAAGTACATTAACGAGGTTCATAAACAAGCGTTTAATGATCCTGAAATCAAAGGTCTGTACTATGTATACTCTCGTGCTGGTATCCAAGCATCAGTAGACAAAGATCAGTGTTCGGCTTGTATGTAGAGTATTTCAAGGGGTCTTCGGACCCCATTTTAAAAGGAGTAGTTAATGACAAACACTAATCAACATGATATTGTAAAAAACCCTTCTCATTATGATCTATTACCGGGACACCAAGTAAAGGACATTACAAAGATTGTCCTAGATCGTATCCAAGAATCTGATATGAACATCCCTCTAAGTAGTGCTGGATGGCTACAACAGTCTCTCCAGTATCTTCTAAGGTGTTATGAAAAAGGAGGTATAGAAGATTTGAAGAAGGCTCATGAGACATTGGGATTTGCTTTGAAGGATATTGAAGAAAATAATGAAAATAGCAATTGAAGGTAAACTGTACGAACTAATACCTACCGGGGAGGACTATATATTTATTGAATCCTGTATAGATACGTGCATCCTACCCTCAAATACTGATCAATGGAATATTCCCAAGGAGGTTCTAGAAGATCAGAGAGTCTGGATGGAAGAGATTTACAAGTGCTTTAAATAAAGAAACCCCTGTCAAGATACTTTGGAATCCTCCATAGCGTCTTGCAGGGGTTTTTAGTTTCTACAAATTAAACTTCTTCAGGTTCTTCCATACCAAACTTGTTAATCTCTTGTACAATCACTAGCGCATCGTCAAGAGTCACCATTGCATCAATCTGTTCATGTACTCCACGACACCATGTAAAGCACTTCTGAACATGCCTTGAGACAGCCTTACCAATCTCGATAGCTTCTTGTGCAGAGATAGTTGACCAAGTACCCGGAACAGATTCAAAGTCTACTGAGACAAGTTCAGGATCATTGTTTACAGAGGCTACTAAGGACGTGACACGGTTCTGGGAATCAATGTCAGTACGGATATAGGAACCGTCTGTAAGGGTTAATCCTGAGTGTTCTACTTGCTTCTTCTTCTTTGAAGCACGTTTCTTTAGTTCGTCTCGGAAGCGAATGTAGATTCTTTATCGACGTAAATAATTGGCATATTTTCCTCAAGATTTAAATTCAGAAATTAACATTAAAATAATCCCTACCATTGCAGTAGCAACTTCAGGAGGGATAATTAATCCGAAGAATGTTGTAGAAGTCCATGTAAGCACTGTAGCAATAGCTGTACCAATACCTAAAGAATTTCTCTTAGCAGATTCTTTAACTTTATTGTTACTTTCCATTCCAACCACCTCCATTATAATTCAGTCGAACGGCTCTATAGAATATTCCAGCAGTCCATTCTGAAGCACCATCATGAAGCATGAACTCCTTAAGAACTAAATCAGCAACTTCCTTAGGGTATTGTGTGTAAAGATGACTATAGAAGTAATCGTGTACACAACTCGCCCACCGCGCTTCAGTATAAAAAGGTGAATAAATGCGCCAAAAGATTCTAGGGATAGTTGAACCGTCTGTTATGTAGTTCTTCGGAACAGTAATCTTTTGATATACACCATCAAGTAGAAAGGATACTATAAAGTCTTCTACAAGCTGTACCTTATCAGTATCCTTATCTAAATAACTTACTGGTGTATTACGAGGTATTGGTTTAACGATTAATTCTGAATGATACTCAATACCTGTAATATTCATTGTTATTCCTTAGCAAACTTCTGTTGATCTTTAACAGCTTGTTCAATATCTACATCAGAAACCTTCTCAGCAAGACTGTCTACAGTATCTTGACCAACTAGACTGATAAGACTTGAGCAAGCACCGCTAGAAGGATACTCAGGAACAGCACTCTTAATTAGTGCAAGAACTACTGCACGTTTTACAGGATCAGCTTCTGCACAATATTTAGCTTGGAGATGAAGAATTGAAGTAGTAGTATCTCCAAATTCATAACCTTCATCAAAGATGGTTTTAACAGGAGTATTCACACAACCTGTTACAGCAATCAACATCAAACCTGCAATAGCATATTTAAACATAATCATCCCTCATTGTGATTGAATAGCATTACTCTGAATATTGATAAAAGAACTGCCTTTGGAGTTTTCTTCGAGTATTTTTACACGGTTTTCTAAAGACTCTATGCGCTTCCCTGTTATATACTGATATTCGTTTAAATTTTTATTGATTTTTGAGTATCTATCGTATAACTCATCCTTGTACCTGTCAGACTGATCTTGTAATTGTTTTTCTGTAGCTTGTCGCCATAACATATTATTAACAGATTTATTTGTTGTCATAAATTCTGATCCGCTCCACATGATAGTCAGAGCGCATAGAGTAATTATAAGTGCCGCAAGGACAGTGCAAGATAACTTAGTAATAAACTCTTTAAAGTCTTTCATTGTAATATCTGCCCTGCGTATCTTGTGGGGAGAGTTTATTTGTTACTATTTTTAATAGATTCTATGATTGTTTGACGAATTTGATCCTTGAATTTGTCATTAGCATCACGTTGATCTTGTAGGGAATTTGATACTACATCTAATTGACGTGTGATTATATCAAGTCTTCCATTAACACTTTGGAGTTTCGTATCAACTAACTGAATAATATCATCCATTGATCTATTGAGTTTATCTTCAGTTACGGCTACTTTTTGTTGTTCCCAAATACGGTTGGAGTTGTTATCTACACGATTTTCAATTGATTGTAATTGATATTGTAGAAGACCTAACCCTGCAATCATAATAGGGACCGCTAAAGTTCCTACCCATTTCACCCATGAGCCATTGCTGTCTGCGAGTGAAGTATTTGACATACATCACCCATTAATTATTGAACAGATTCTTCTTGACCAAAAGCTTGGATTTCCTGAATAATAGGAAGATAATCATCAAGAACAGTTGCTGCATCTACTTGTTCATGGATTCCACGACACCACGTAAAACATTTTTGAATATGGTTCGATACTGCTACACCAATTGATAAACCTTGATCGCGAGTCAATGTTGTCCATGTACCGGGAGTTGCTTCGAAATCAATACTAACAAGATCAGGGTCATTATTAATAGATGCTACAAGTCCACTGATACGGTTTTGAGAATCAATTGAAGTATCTACAAGATTTCCATCAGCAAGTGTAATCCCACCTTGCTCAACTTGCTTACGCTTCTTCCTTGCACGATCTTTGAACTCTTCTTTCATGATTTGATAGAAGGATTCTTCGGTAGTTTCATACATCCAATCTTCAGGTTCAAAAGTATCTTCAGCAATTCCGTAGAATGTCGGGATACCTGATTGGAACGAATCTTCAATAGCAAATGTCGGGGAAATACCTTCAGGGTGTAGTGGGCCGTTCTTTGCTGGGGATTGTGAGACAGGTTCTTTAGTTTTTCTGTCGATATATGTGTAACGGATATATTTCATTTCATCTCTCCTTGGTTTAGGACGATATTACGGTTACGATCAATTTCATAACCGTGTAATGATAGGTCGTGTAAAAGTCTATTGAGTAAATTGTATGAATTAGGTGCTTGTTTTATATAAGATATTGTGCAATTTATATCAGATTGCTCACCTCCGAATATGTTATCATAACACTTCCAATAAGTATTCTTCAGAGGGACCCTTCTGAAAGGGTATATAGTCTGACCTACAAAACTAACCCCTCTCTTTATAGGTTGTATGATAGTCTTCTTGTCGTTCAGTTCCACACCTAAGTCATTTAAGGTAGGTTGTATCGCATGGTGTATTTCTATAAGATCGCGTGTAGTTTTACCTAAGAAAATAAAATCATCTACATAACGTATATACTTTTCCACCATCAATACGTGTTTGACAAATTTATCCAATACATCCATAAGTACATTAGCGAAGAACTGGCTTGTGAGATTTCCAATGGGTAATCCTCTGTTGCCAGAAGTCAATAGTAACCTCTTCCTTAAAGGGACTTCTTCCATTTCTTCTGGTGAAGAATTAAACACCACATTTTCTCTTGGGTCATGGTAGAGGATGTACCTAACCATACCCTTAACCCAATCATTAGGGAGTTTTGGTTCAATGATTCCCCACAGCACATCTTTATTTATCGACACAAAGAAATTCGCAAGATCACACTTCATATAATAATAGTCGCAATCCCAATTATTTGTGAATGATCTTATGTGCTTTTCCAATCTCTTTGCACCGTACAAAGTACCTCTTCCCGGAATACAAGCACAACTATCTGCCGTAAAGGAACGATTGAATTTGTCCTTAATGCGATTGTAAACGAGATGGTGGACTATTCTATCTCTAAAATCAGCAGCCCAAATTTCCCTTATTCTCGGTTTCTTTACTACAAAGCAAATAGAATACCCTATTCGATAATTTCCAGAAAGCAAGTCATTGTAAAGGTTGCATAAGTTATCTTCCAAGTTTAATTCAAAAAGAAGTGCGCTATCAGAATTTCTTTTGTTCTTTCTACAATCATAGTAGGCAGCGCACAATTCACTGAAAGTAATATCGCAAGGAGATGGTTCTATAATCAAATTGAAATCCTTTTCTATAATGTATTTTTGCGGACATAGTTCGAGTTCGTCTTGTTGTTGCTGTTCTGGTTGCCATTGTTGAAGTTCTGGTTCCAAGCGTTAGTCGAACTGTTCTGCGTCATGCGATCGCATTACATGTGCCAATCAACGGAACTTTATCACAGTAACCGTTAAGGACTGACTGTTAAGTCTTATCTGTCTTTCGAGAGGGATCACCAAAAATACTTGGTTCAGTGATAGCAGCAAATAACCACTACCAATCAGACCATTCCAGTTTAAGTTTTATTTACATTGTTCGACTTCTTTTTAGTAGCGTTATACCATTTCCGACATTGATCTCTTACTGAAAGCAGAGGTTCAATAAGTCTCGCGTAAGCACTTTTCGGAATAATATTAACGTCCCTAGAAGAACGAATAACAACTAGTAGCACCTCTAAGTTGTCTTTAAGTTTCTCCAAAAACTCCATGCGTTTTTCAAGATTATTTTTAGTTGCATTGGCTTTCTGGATTAAGGTAATATTCTCGCTTGCAGTCAGACGTAACTCTTCACCAATAGTTCTCTTGAAATCCTTTCTGATATGTTTTGTCGTATGAAGAACTTCGATTAACATTTTATACTGGTCTTTATAAATATTAAGTTCATAATATTCAGACATAAGAGGTACGCCCTTTGTTGTAATTGTTTAGATAGCAGGCTGGCATGTAAGCCAGCACTGCAAGGTTTTAAGTTTTATGGGTGGGTATTAGCGTTCCACTACACTTCGTTTCGGTCACACCGCAACCCACCGAACAGCGCGGACAGAGAACGAGGGCGTCTTGCTGGTGCTGTTCTGGTTGCCATTGTAGAAGCGCTGGTACCAAGCGTTAGCCGAACTGTACTGCGACGAAGACCAATAATAACTTGTAGAAAAATCTTCCCCTCCTCCGCTTCGAAAAATAGCAACGCTTGTTTGGGAAGGATTATTGCTGGTATAAGCGGCACCGACTGGATCACTCTGAGGGTTAGTACCATTGCCTCCGGTTTCCGGCCCATAACTGCTGTTAACGTAGTTACTTTGAGTAGTTGGTTTCAAATAACGGTAACAAATCTCAAGTTCGTCAGCACTAGGTAAGTGCCAATCAGTATACCCATTGATGGTCAAGTTATTGCAAAAATTAGCAGCAGGGTGTACGGAAGCACCTGCGGAAATCATTGCAGCAGTATTTGACTTACCATCATAAGTAGAGTCAGGGCCGGATGTTGTTGTATTAGAAGCCTTCCAAGCAAGAGAACTATTTTCACCACCTTGAGATTTCGGAGCAACAACAAGCGCATAAGTAGTACCGTTTACTACAATATTTGCACCTGCATAGTAACCGCCGCCATAAGCCTGCCCAGCACTACTAGAATCGAATTTAAAGAACTGTGCTTCAGTAGTGAAAGTAGAAGTTCCCCAAGCACTCACTCCAAGCTGACTTCCATAATATCTTACTCGGATTTGGTACTCAGTAGATTCGGCTAAATTTCCAGAAGGTACATCAATAGATGTTAGGTTTATAGTGTCATTATAACTTGACCACACAAGAGTATTGTCACTTGTTTGGCGAATTTCCCAATCAGATGATTGGTGAGTCTCAGAAACAGGACTTGAGAAAGCACTTGAAGTAATTGTAAACCCATCTCCAACATCTGTAGCACCATTGGCCGGTGAAGTAACACTTGGAGTGTTAGGGGCATTAGCAGTTGTGAATTGTATAGCTTGCGACCACGCGGATGTTCCCAACGAAGCGCCTGTATACCTCACATGAACATAGTAAACTGTCCCAGCAGAAAGTTCAGGGGTAACTTGCCATTGAGTAAGGTTACTTGTATCAGTATAAGAGCTAGCAACAATATTTGAGAAACCACTATCGGTAGCAACTTCCCAATCAGATGATTGGTGAGTATCACCAAAATCACTTGGAGTTGTTTTAAATGATGTGGATGTGAAAGTTACATTAGTCGTGATTGCAGTGGAACCATTCGAAGGATACGTCAAAGACGGACGATCTACTTGAGATGCTCCAATTGCAATATTGAAATTATAATCAACGCCTGATTTTGTAACAGTAAGTACAAGAGAACCTGTTGAACCTGAGTCAACAGTAATAGATACTAAATCATCTGTAATTGATACAGACCCAGTGGCAGTAGCGTCAAATGTAGCGTTGACTTGATATGTGTCAAATGAAGAATAGTTCGTAATTTGGTAATTCTCCACAGTACCTGCTGTTACAACAGAATTACCCTGTAAAGCTACACCAGCAGTAGTTGCCTTAATACCATCTGAGATAGATTTAAGCTGGATAGGGTTGACATAACGTGTTGCACCAGTGCCATTATCAATATCTTGTTGACGTGCTTTTTGAACAGCGCCTTTAGCATCAACTGTAGCATCGGGAAGGAAAATAGAGCCGATAGTTCCTGACTTAATGCTATCTGCTTTAAGATTTTCAACAGCAGTTTTAAGTTGACCTGCAACGACAAATCTAGCACCTTCAGTGCCTACATCGATATCTTGTTGGGTTGCTTTAAGAACAACGCCTGCATAGTCTTCTGTAGCAAGTTTCTTGATAGTGTCAAAATCAAAAGGTTTTTCCCAAATGTTTTGATCGTCAAACTTGGGGTTAATACCTGAATTCGTCTGCAATGCCCTCCAGATTTCACCGTCTTCATCTTGCACGTAAGAAGTATTTGCCTGATACTCAGTATTAGCATCCCAAGCTGAAATACCATGCTGAACAATATGAGCAATAGCTTGTTCATTTTTATTCTGGAGGTAGTTTTCAAACTGGAAAGGTGGGATTTCAGCAGTCCACCCTTGTTGCTTTTTAGTATCTGAAGGTTCTACAATTTCCCCGCCAGATGCCCAAAGATTTTCTGTCAAACCACTAGGCTTACTAATATCTGCCATGATTCATTTCCTCTTAATTAACAATAGATGAGTAATATCCCCCTTGGGATAATGTTGTCACATTAGGATTTTTGTATTTGATTTTCTTTACAGGACCATTATAAAGAATATTATTTACATCAGCGGGTTCTCCTAAAGATTTAAACCTAGAGCCTACCGATGGATCATTAACGTCGCCATAACTTGCTGCAAATTCTGCTCCTTCAAATCCAAATAATCCGTACGATTCATAATAAGGTACATAATCTGCAATCTCTTTTATATCGCCATAACCTTTGGCTCCAGATACACCTTGAAAAGCAAAGAAACTTTCAGGATCAAACTCCCGATAGTTATCAACATTAACACCAGCAGGTTTAACTATCAGTGTTCTTTTCACACCTTCTTGATAAGCATATTTGATTAGATTCTTTTCTTGTTGAGAAAGCAGTTTACCAACTGATACTGAATAACTTGCAGGATTTTCACCTTCAATTAAATGGACTTTATCTGCACTAAATAAAAACTTAACAGATTCAATAACATCTTCTGTAGTGGCAACTGTTGTATTTCTAATAATCTTTGCTTTAATGAATAGTCTGTATTCTGTATCACTTAGAAGAATGTTACCTGTAGAAGACTCTCCGTAAGATTTATAACGACCACCTTTTGAAGGATCATTTAAGTCGCCGTAAGAACGTGAAATTGATAATCCTTGAAATCCAAAGAAGGCAATTAAATCAGCATCAATAAGAAGCCTTGGTTGTCCTACAATCTCACCGATATTATCAAGTTGTACGCCTGTAGCACGATCAATGTATTTAATATCATCAATACTTGAAAGAGTATCTTGAATACTCAGAGACTGTTGTAACCATGTATAGATTAACTTATCAAAATTAATCTTATCCTTAAATTGCTGAGTATATCGGTTACGGGCTATTTTTAAGTAATCCTGTTTTTCAATAGCCATATCAGTTCACCGTAATGTTTATGTAACTTGTGGCAGACCTTGCAATCTCATCAAAGTTAACAGTAATGTTGGAAGTCCCTGTAGGATTGCTAGACGTACCGATAAACATACTTTCAATTTGATGGTTGGGTATACTATTAATTGGAGTGTAGAGCCGAGAATAAACAACATTATCTCCAATAGAATAACTACTATCAATATAATCAATAATAGCCTGCTTAATTTGATCTACACCATCTGCTGCAAAACCTTCTAACGCAGTGATTCCAAGATCAACATACACAGAGACTTCTACAGGTCTAACAAATCTAATATCTTGATTAAACCCTTGTGAATCTGTTATTGTGACAATTGTATTACCAAATGTCTGAATACCTGCTGGTTTATTTCTCCAGATAATGTTTGCGATATCTAATGAATTACCACCTTCAACAACTGTTGTAATGGAATGTTCAGGGAATCCTCTTGAATCTGTAGTACCTGTATCATTCTCATATACAACTACCTCATCGATATCTTGTAGACCAAGAATATCTGAATAGATTGCTTCCAGAGTATTGCTTGCACGAGTCTCTTTAGAGTTTGCAAATCTAATTCGCAGTTCTTGATCAGACTCCCTATTTCTCCCGACAGTAGCATCAACAGGGTTGATGACAGAAAACCATCCAGAAATCGGTGAAGCAATCGTATCAATAGTCTCTAAAGGTTGTTCAATAGGACCAGTATCTTGAGCAATTACACTACCAATCTTCTTAATCTGTCTTGCAACAATATTCGCAGAGAAAGTGAAATTGAATGTTCTAAACGTATCCAATGAATTAACTTCTGCAATTTTTTTGTCGTTACTATTAACGGAAGATGAAAACAGAGAAGTCCCAGCAAAAAGGTTAGAGATTTGTTGAGCAATACTTTCTACAGTATCCCCAGTTTGCGCTGTATAAGACACTGTAGAGTTCCCATACGATACACTATAGGTATTCCCCGCTACAGCATTAACGGGTTCTAATTGTATTGCGACAACGTTATTAGTATTAAAGAATACTGGGGCTTGTGTCTCAAATAACTGTCCTGTAAAGGAACTATTCACAAGTGACTGTGCAGGGATAGTTGTATCTTTTTCAGCAGTAAGAATGACAGGAGATGTTGTTGCTTGAGATTCAAAACGTGTTAAGCCTGCAAGTGCTGCCAGTGCATCTAATGAATTACCTGTTGCTCTATCTGGAAAGAAACTATTATAAACTTCTTCGGATGCTTCCCATAAATCGGAAAGGGACGGAGATGTAATCCTTAATGCTCTGCCAAGGACAGTATTAGCATCTGTTTGAATGTCATTGCCATACTGATTCTTAGCTTCTTGTTCTAATTCAGAGATGATTTGTAGAAGACGTTTTAATTCAAAACCTTCATTAGTAACGCCAGCCATAACTACCCTCCAATATCTAATTCAATAGGGATGTTTTCATTGTTGTTTGCACTTCTAACGACAAAATTCAAAGAGTAGGTACGGTATTGATTATCAAAAGAAGATGAGAATGAAGTGATGCCTAAGACATCTTCCTCTTCAAGAATTGCGTTTTTGAAAATAATGTCGATTGATTCCTTAGAGCGATTCTTACGAAGTATAGACTGGTAGTAAGGGACTCCAAGGTTTTCATTTAAAAACCATTCATTTTTGAATGTTAAAAGTTTAATTGTCAATCGCTGCTTTAATGACTCACTCTTGTTTGTCGTCAGAGAAAAATCAGAGTTATCTATTAGTAGATCATAATTATTACCAAGAAGTAAATCCATATAATTCACCTTATTTTGGAGGACTTGTATTACCTCCACTGTCACCAGTATGGGTATGGTTAACAAGAGATATACCAGATGCGGTCACATCATCAGAGACTTGAATAGAACCACTAATAGTCGCTGTAGAACCTCCAGCACTTCCTGACCCAACCATTCCTGAAGTGTATGTAAAAGTGCCTTGGACTAACATATTCCCAGTAACTGTTGTGTTAGGAGAGTCTATAGTGGTGCTTGATGACGCATTAATAGATGCTGTAGAAGTATTTACAGTAGAACTATCAGATGCATTTACTGTAGATGTTGTAGTGTTAACCGTAGCAGAATCTTCAGCATTAATAACAGATGTTTGACAGTTAACTTCAACCTTGTTCCCCGGTGCATTGATAACAATATCACCAGAGCTTTTCAATCTTACTTCACATTCTGCTTCAGTCCCAATATTATGAACCATTACTGTATCGTTAATATCATGACTTAGAGAGTGTTTAGATGGATTATTGACAGCAATATCAAAAGGAAATAAACCGGGGATAGCCATTGCGTCATTACGTGAATACTTACGAAAGTCTATAGGTCTATGCGATTCAACAGCACCAAGTTTAAACCTGTCCAAAGACCTTTGTGAGAAAATACAAAGAACAGTATCACCAACTCTTACTGGAAATGAAAATTGGGAGGATCGTGAACCCGGAAATATCAAAGGTACGTTAAGGATAACAGGATGCTCAAGAATGTCATTGTCAGGAGTTACACGTTCAATAAGTGGTTTTACATCGAGCCTCTGTTGATCCAACATAGTAACATTGACAATCTTACAAGGCATTGCCGTAAACATGCCGTTAATTGTATTTGTAATATACTGTCTCAGAAGACCTTCTAAACTAACATCTTCCATAGTATCTACTCCGTATTAATCTTTGAACACAGACATTCTACTTCCCACTTATTACCTCTCCAATCACCAGAATACTCACAAGAATCTACTCTAAAAACCCCATTTATTTGAGTATTTTTAATTGAAATAGCTGAACCGGGGATAATCAAAGGATTCATCAGAGTAGTGAATTTGACTCCATTTTTCTTTTGAACATCTGATTTAAGTTTCTTTGAATCTCCTGAAGAATACGTAGGAACACCAATCAACCCTGTTGTTGGGGATATTACAAAAGCCTTTTCTACGCTATTCTTTGATTGATATTTGTTAGGATCATTGATATACAATCTTTTACCATCAATTCTATAGACAAAGTTAAAATCCCTTGCAAGTTCATTGAGAATAGTTTTAATAGTGCCTTGCACTGGATAACCAAAAGGAAAAGGATCATCGATATTATCACTATTAAAAGATGCCCTAGTAAGTGCTGTAGATTGACCTACAAGGTAATTGATAATTTGTCTTGGTGTAGTTTCAGCAGGAAATGTTTTAGATAGAGTAGGCTGATAAACAAGAGTTTCAGCAGGAACGCATTTTAAAGTTGTTTTACGATCTGTTCTACCAGTATAATCGTCTGTCCTTATCTCGTTAATCATTCCAGTAAATAATACCTTGTTATCTCCTTCATAACCAACTTTGAAGACTACTGCCATATTATCTCTTTGAATATACTTGATTGAGTCTTCGGAAAGATTGTAAATGTCAATAATACAAGTGTTACTGTTTTCTTTGTTATCTATGTTCTTTTTTATTCTGAATGAAATCTGCAAACCTTGATTCTTTTGCTCATCGCCGATTAAACGTAGACCTTTACTAGAATCCGGTTCACCTAAGATCAATTCATAAGTTCTTCTGAATAGCATACCGGATACCTCTTAAAGATTATTGTAATGTTTCATCGTAAACAAGGAAGTGTGTTTTATAAATCTCTCGGGGATTTATCAGAGGTTGTGAAAATGATGCGTCACTAGAGTTATTCACTGGAACCAACAGGAAGTCACCGATAGGTTTTTCAATAGAGTATTGTCGAATCAGTGGGTAGTTAGGTGCTAATGGTACACCACGAATAATCATATTATCGTCAGCATCTTCAATATTCATTAACCATTGTTGTGACCTATTAGACCATCTAAATGTTAATGTATAAGCATCCCCGGATAAATCTATGGAGTAGAAATAGTAAGGATCAGAATACAGTGGACAAATGATAGCCATCATAAATCTCCCGTAATTAAATCAAGAAATTTCCCACTGTAACGATCATAGACGCTTAACTGTTCTTGATCCTGACCAGTAGTAGTTTGATCCCCTTTACTAGATGCTTCTGCTACATCATCAGAAACTTGCGGAGAGGTTTGTTGAGATACATTTACTTCAGTTTCTTTTAGATACGCAAATCTTACTCGTTGGAAAGTGATTGTAAAACTAAAGGAATCACCAGTCTCGACTGATTCAGAGTCAGTATAACGAGAGATTAAGCAATTTTGAATTGATTGTACAGAAACACTTCGTCCTGTAAATGGGTCATAATCATAATCAAGAATAGTAATGACTTCTGACTTTTCCCAAGCTTTATTCAACCTATCTCTTGCAATTTGATGACTGTATCCTCTAAAAGCATCAGAAGATATACTTGCTGAATTACCTGAACCAATGAACTGTTGAACAGAACCTGGCAGATAACTCAAGAATGATGATTGATCTTTAATAGATACTGTATCAACTGGATTATTATATTCTGAAGCTACTGTATTATTCCCTAAGTCAAATTCAGGTGATCTATAATTGTTAAAGTCTGCTGAAGAGATAATTCCCTTAATGGTAAAAGAAGGATTATCCTTAGAGACATGATCAGTAATGTATCCAGAACCATCAATCGGATGATTCGAAATATTACTTGAATATCCTTTTGAATAATTCTGTACAGCATCGATATACATCACTGTATCATCTTCAAATAAAAATGCTAAAGCCATAGGATAATCCTTATTAATTATCTTTCAGTAATTGGATCGTTACCAGATGTAGTGTTGAACATATCATTAACAACTCTCAAAACTTCTGGTTCAATACTTGGAATATCCCCGCCATCAATTGTAATGTTAATGTCGCCATACATATTTTTATTAGTAATTGGGGATTGTGTTGTACCAGTTTGTGATTTAAGATAAGCATCAATATTCTTATCTGTAATCATTTGATAGGGTTTTTGTTGAGACTTCAACCAAGCATCAATATTCTTATCTGTAATCATTTGATAGGGTTTTTGTTGAGACTTCAACCAAGCATCAATATTCTTATCTGTAATCATTTGATAGGGTTTTTGTTGAGACTTCAACCAAGCATCAATATTCTTATCTGTAATCATTTGATAGGGTTTTTGTTGAGACTTCAACAAAGCATCAATATTCTTATCATTAATCATTTGATAGGGTTTTTGTTGAGACTTCAACCAAGCATCAATATTCTTATCTGTAATCATTTGATAGGGTTTTTGTTGAGACTTCAACAAAGCATCAATATTCTTATCATTAATCATTTGATAGGGTTTTTGTTGAGACTTCAACCAATCATCAATATTCTTATCATTAAGAACACCAAAAGACTTGTTTGTAGACTGTGAAAGCGCTTGTTGACTAAAGTTATCAATAACAGTTCTCAGTACATCAGGATTGAGATTATAACGTTCAGTCAAATTACCAAGCTTCTCACCGTTACTTAGTGCATCAAGAACTTGACCAACGGTTAAAGCACCTTTCCCTGTCTGGATTTCATAATTTCTTACAGAATCTTTTTGAAGCATTGCTCCTGCAATCGACATCAAAACACTCGCTGCAATACCTATGATTGTTACCCGCAAGGCACCTTTTGCGAATGCTCCCATCATACTACCAGCAGCGGATGCTTTACCCATCGTTGGAACTTTAGTTTTACCGAACACTTTCCCAATCCCTTTTATCGAAGAATATAATGAAGCAGCGGTAGCTGCCCAGATAGCCATCTTCGTAAAGAAGTCATTCCAGCTATCAAACCCATTATCAAGTGTATCAGTAACGGCAGAAATTGCAAGTGGGTATAAGAAGAATACTGCAAAGAGTTTTCGCAGAGGTCTGAATGCAGCTATTACCGCTGCTGTAATAAGTTTTAATTCTGTATTGAACTTGAAACCTTTGTCAGTTACAAACCCAAGTTTTTCTCCAAGTTCACCAAACAGTTCAATAGGTGCTTCAAGAGCAAGTCCGAGATATTCTGATGCTTTGCCCAACATGATCCAAACAGGTTCAGCTTTTTGGATTGCATCAGACATGGTATTAAAAAGATCACGAACAGTCTTATCAAAACCAGATTGGTTGAACGTAGCATTAGCTAGCCAGACATTATTTTTGAAACGATTAATTGCAGAGTTAGTATTAGTTAATGATGCGGCAAGCTGGTCACCGTTGTTTGCTAACTTTAATAACTCAATACTTAGTTTTGGAAATAACTCTTCTGCTGTAACTTGACCTAACGAAGTAGCTTTACGCAGTTCAGCAGTAGTCATTCCCATTGCTCTAGCGGCAGCCGCGTAAGCGCCGGGCAATCTTTCACCAACGAAAAAATGTTCAACAGGGGTCGCTACACCTCTGCCAGTTCTCTTATGAACTTCTACGTATTTCTACGTAGTCCAGATCATATCTTACTCTACAGCATAACCTGTTTAGAGCCTCACCATTTCCCCTATCAATCGCTTATAGGGTACGTGCATTGCACTGACCGTTGGACGTTTTACTTACCAATCATACTCACATGAAATAGAAGAATGACATTTTCTTCTTTTGATATCTTCTATCTGATGGATAGTTACAGATAGATTATTTGACATACTGTAGACTTCTACAGAAGAATACCCTTCCACAAATTTTCTACAAATCCACCGAACAGTATCTTCAGATAATTTATTACTTCTTTGTCTAATCGGGATATCTGGTAAATCTTGTAACAAATATTTCCAATTAGTTTTATTTTTAATGCAAGTCAAAGTACCACTGCCTATATCATACTCGCGTCTTATGTCAATATTCCGAGCACCTTCATAAAGTCTCCAATAGATACTCAGTACATCCTCTTCAGATAACCTGTTTCTACCGTTACTTTCACCTCTAGGGATATTCTTCAAACCTGTTGAATAAGCATGTCTTTGGTTATCCCCAGAAGTAACCCATTCCAAATTAGAAAAGTGGTTATTGAGTTTATCTCCGTCTTTATGGTTGACGTATTCTAAACCCTCTGGATTATCTATATATGCTTTAGCTACAAGACGGTGAACTAAGAAATTTTTATTTTCACAGTTCTCCATGACAAGACAAACTCGATAATATTTACTAGTATCAAGTTTTTGCTTAAGCTCACGCAAACCTTTTCCTTTGGAATTGGTATAAACAACTCCGTTTTCAGTGATATAGTAGTACTTTGACTCTTCAATTCTCTTCATGTGTAATCTCCTACTAATATTCGGTAGATTGGTAAGCAACTTCGCTGCTGATCATCCAATCTTGACAATTTTTAAACCTTCACGCTTATATTCGCATATTACGTTGTGGTTTGTCAAGCTCTAAGGATGTTCCAGACAGTTAGATGAGTTATTCACTAGTATATTTCTACACTAGGCAGCCTGTAAAATTGACTGTTGTGAAAGTTCCTCGGCGTTAACGACTCCTTTAGACTGCATCTGCACAAGGCTTCGAAAAACACCTTTAACATCTTCAGCACTTAAATTCAAAACTTTAGAATAACTAGATACGGCTTCAAAAATCCTTCTAGTTTCTTTACCTTGTAAGTTTGAGTCTTTAGTCGCTGCGGTTAATGCAGTAAATCCTTGTGAAGCGTCTGTCAAAGAAATACCAAGTCTTTGCGAAGTCCGGATGAGGTATTCTAGCTCTTTCCTACCTTGTTCAACACCTCCAGTAGCAGCACTAAGTCCTTGTTGGACCCCTACAAATTCCTGATAAGACCTTGTAGAGGCATATCCACCAATAGATACTGCACCTGCCCCCAAAACAGCATCAGAATGTAACGCAGAAATTAATCCATGATTACCACGTTTAACACTTGCCGCAGAACGTGTAGCAGAACTTGTCTCAGCCATTTGCAACTGACGATATTTTGCAATAAGACCTGTAAGGATTCGTTGACGTTCTTCGAGAGTAACGTTCCCCTGTTTGTATTGCTGATTGATAAAGGAATATTGCTGCCTGAGATTCTTTAGTTCAAAACTCGTCTTATCATATTTCCGAGCGATACCATCAATGCTTCTCTGAAGTTGTTTAGCAGCAGCTTGTGCCTTCTTCCGCATCTGTTCTTCAGCAGAAAATAGTTGGCGAGATTCTTTAGAAGCTTGCTTGCGATTATTCAGTATCTTATTATCAGCAGCTTTAGACTCTGCTACTCGCTTCTCTTCAGCTTGTTTAAACCATTGTTGAAGTCTTTCCTCTTCACCGAATTGACCAGACTTCATTTGTCGGTATCTTTCAGCAATAGGTCTTAAAAGTTCATTACGTTTTTCAGCAGAGATTCTATTCTGTTTAAACTGCTTATTGATCCTTTGGTAGTCTTCCCTGACTTGTTGTAATGAACCACCTAACTTATCATACCTTTTTTGAATACTTGCTACAGAAGCTTCTTGTTTCTTTAAGGATTTAGTAGAAGACTTTACAGATTTATCAGTGCCTTTAAAAGAATCATTAACAGTCTTAGCAGTACCTGTCATTGATTGCTTTATGGACTTTAGCTGATTCTCAAACTGTTTAAGTTTTCCATCTTGGATGTTAAAACCCAGAGTAGCAAATAATTTTGCGATTTCCTGGCCAGCCATAAGCAATACCTTATTGTTTATTCATCTTGTTGATTCTCTCTTGATCCTTATACTGTGCTTTTTCCAAGTCGGACTCTAAATCAATAATTTCTAGTAAATCATAGATATCATTTACAGAATACTTTTCATCCAACTCTTTCAAAGTTGCATATTTCTTTGTCACAATAAGATAGACTTCAGGGTCAAGATCAGAACTTTCTGTAAAGTTTCTCCAAACCCTTGAGACATTACTTCTGCCCACACCACCTGAAGATTCTTCTTTACTTAGTTCTCTTCGGTATCGGCGTGGGCCTCGAAAAAAAGATCAGAGAAATTGAATTGTACGATTTCCCAAAGAAGAACACACAAGGTTCTATAGTTACCAGCAAATTCTTTATCAAAATCAATTTGCATTTTATTCTTGGTAGTATAAGAAAGAAGTTCAAAGATTGTTTCGTCATCAAGATCATCAAGATGATCGGCAACAACTTCCATCAGACTTCCCATTGAACTATTTTCATCTTCACTGAATGCCTTTCCAATAGCTGGTAAAGCTACCTTAGCAACTTTCTTACCTAACTTCAGACCCTTTCTTCCGGGAAATTGTTGAATCTGATATTTGTCATTCTTGATCGTTACTTCTTTCTGTTCCATAATAAGCACCCCACTTATTTAATTTAGATAAAGTCAAAAACTGATTTTTTATTACCACCAACATAATACGTGGTGATATGTTCATAGTTGATATTCCATTCAATAGGACTTGTTGAAGTGGATTGGTAGCTAACGTTAGGGAATCCCTCAAGATACGCATTGGTAAACTGAATACCTGTATCTCCGCCAACATCTCTTAGAGTTACTAATAACAACCCAGTTTGGTTGATCTTATCATCAAGAGCAATTTCCGATAGGACATTATTCTGATGAGAAGTCTGCATCATTCTAAACTTTAATGTACCAGAATTATCTCTCTGGTGTACTCTGGTATGCTTGCCACGAATACCTTTAACAGCGCGATAGCTTGGAGAATTTTGCAAGACTTCTATAAAAGTCCCATCGGTAAAATCTTTAATTTGGTAGTCATTAATAGAGAGGACTATATCTTTTGGAGAGAATGTACCAATTAACATAAAACACCCCCTTTAGAATAATCCATAGTTTCCACCAAATTGACCAATTAGATTTGTCAGTTGTCCCATTTTCTCAAGAGCATTCCTGTCTTCACTATTACCAGCAAGATTGAAGATCATGTTGGAACAACGAATACGCCAAACTCTCGATTCGATATTAGTTGTATAACGTGTTTCGGGAGGATTCTCTATCCAACAGGAGTCTGCAATGAAATTGGAATTACCTGAAGAATCTTTAGCGAAAATTGGGAAAACGCCATATCCACTAAGATTATCTAAAGTCGCCAAGGCATTTAGAATACTATTAGTAGGAGAAGTTTGGGAGAGGGATACCTCTAACGTATAAGTGTTATCGGTAATAAGTGTTCTTTCTACTCCACCAGAAACACCTTTGGAAGTGTTGAAGTATCCTTGATCTTTAGTAATTGTGATCAAAGAATCTGGTGAAAATCCCGTTGCAGGATAGAGAATTGCAAGATAAAGATCAACTTGAGAAGGATCGTAAGTTTGAATTGCCATAACAATCTCCTTTAAGTAAGGGGCCAATTACGGCCCCAATATTTATTAGGAAGATTGCCACTGTGAAGGAATATCCCCACCAATCTTTTCATACGCACGTTGAACATCCGAAGTGAACTTCCCATTACCACCAATATTATAACTCGGATTAGGAAGATGTAGAGTCCACTCACGAGACTCAATAGAACCACCACCTGAAAATGCTTGCGAAGGTTCTTGACCAATATATGCTGATTCTTCGGTAAAGATAGTTGTGCCTGAAGAATCTTTGAAAGTCAGTGTAAAAGTTCCGTCAAGCGACTCGCGATCATTCTGAAGAAGAAGTGTTAGAATGTCGTTTGAGTGAGAAGTCTGAGAAAGAGTCATTGTCATATCAAATGCTTTAACGGCACTTGCAGCCCGATAAGACTCACCTTTAGCGCCATAAACAGGTGTGAAACGATCTTCAAAAGGATCAATGCTAATAAAAGTACCTTCAGCAAAACCTGTAACTACATGGTTAATGTCTCCATTAGAGATGATTACATCTGTAAACTCTGGAGAATAAGTTTGAACTGCCATATTTAAATATCCTCTTTAAATCAGTGTTAAATAGTAAGAGTTCCTGCAATAGAAACAAAGTGTACAGCGCCTGCGAGACGACCAGTGAAGGTGAAACCAGTGGCGACACGATTAGCCCTATCGTTAGGATCAGCGGAAAGAGGATTAGGTACATTAATACTAAAGTCCGCAAGACCACCAACAGTCACGCCTTGATTAAGAACTTCACGCATACGACCTTCGATAATTGCAAAACCAGCGGACGTATAAGGAATCTTTTCAGAGTTCACAAGCGTCAGATAGATACGCTCACGCATCCGTGCTTCAAGCCAATCTGCAAATCTAATTACCGTTTATGTTCAGCATGGATCGCTAATCCATACCCGTTAGCTTAACTACCTTTCTACTATTTCTCGGTGCCAACCGTGGTGTTCTCTTTTACACCAATTTTGTACATCTGTATTTTTGATATTTCCGTAGTAGTTTGCGGCGGCTACAGAAGTACCAAATTTTAATCCTTCGGGCGATACAAACCAAAATTTACCCCGAGGCTTAACCGCTAAGTATTCTTCGTTTCTCTCTGCGTTGAGGATAGCGTCTTCTGACCTTTTCCTAGATGAATCCTGCCTGTTTTTAACAGAGACCTTCTGCGCTTTACGCATATGTTCTTTCTGTTTGGGGCAAGTAGCCATCTTAGCATTGTGCTTTACGAGAGATGCCCTGCGTTTTTCCGAAGGACCGTTTATGGCTAAATTATTAAGAGCGATCTGCCTAACTCTGTCTAAATGACCAGACTCAACGTTACGTCTTCCCAATTTACTAGCCCAAGCACGCTGCTCCTCGTTGTTAGCGAGATGTCGTATTTCATCTAACCAACCACTCTCTACACAACGCTTACCGTGGATCGGTCCGTAAATTTTACCGACTTTAGACATGTGACCAGAATTTCGATTCTTTGCTCCGCCGATTAATCCTGCCATCTGGCATAGGGCAAACTTCTTATCATCTTCTATTGCACTCATCATTCTCAAGCACATTAAGTCTTGAGGTCTTCCATACGCCTTCCAAAGAAGCCTATGTGCAAAAGTGTGCTGACGATAAGTTAACTTCACCAAATTACTATCTTCATCCGTACCGCCGCAATGCTTCGGGATGATGTGGTGTTTTTCAATATAAGTCCCTTCCGGGATATGTTGGCACTTCCAATTCTCAATGAATTTGAAATAGAGTTTTTCGTAGTTCAATTTATCCCCTTGTTAAGCTAACTGCTTACAGTTTCCTGTAAGACCAGACTATATCTTAGCCTTCAATATTATTGATAAGGCTCCCTGCACTTCGGATCGCTTGATCCTACGTAATAGTCGTTGAACCTTCCCTTACGGGCTTGGCTGCTGATTACCCAATCCGACTTGTTTTTGAACTCTCACGCTCACTTCTAAAGATTAATTCTGTAGAAATCACGTTGTAGTCAAGTTGGCTATTAGGGCGTCCCAGCAATTCACAGGGTTTTCACTGAAAGATTTCTCTCTCAGGCGACCAATTGATCGAGGAATTCAGAATTTACTACACGGCCTTCTGCAAAGATTGTCCGTCCGCCAGTTGGCTCATAAGTATTGTAACCTTTGCCATAATCGTACTTAGAACCCTTAAGAGTCAGACTTTGAGTAGTGGTAAGGTTGGAAGGTGTTACACCTGAAACTTCTTTGAATTTCCAAGTAGTAGAGCCGGGGTCTTTTGGTGCTTGCAGGCCAATAAATGCACACTCAGGATACTCAGTTGGGTCTTCGGCATAAACAAGGAATGTCCTTGCATAGTTAAGACCTTGAAGAGTTGAACCAATGTCTGAAGAATCTTGTGCATCAGTTGCGTCAGTACCATTGTAAGATGCGCCATAAATACGTGACTCAGTTTCAACTACAGCGGCCAATGCTTCAATATCAGCAGGATCGTGACTATAAGTAGTTACAAAATAGAAGTCAGAGTCTTGCTCTTTAATAGCATTGTATGCTTCGGTAATCGTTTCTGTTGCAGAAGTATCGTGGAAACCGATCTTAATATAAGTAGGTTCGAGTTCTTGACCAAAGAACCTAAGCGCTGCAATATACTCGGGGTCAGTTTCTGTAAAGTCATTCAGAACTGCTTCAGCAGAACTATAAGTTCTCACACGATCAGTTGCACTAAGAACACCTGCGGTAGAACCAATAAAAAGTGGTGTACCAAAACCTTGACGGGATACACCGCGAGTTTCACGAGAAATATTAATCTCGATAATGTCTTTAACGCTTGCCATTGAGTAAATCTCCTTTAAGGATTATCATTTGCTGATACTGTTTCAGATTCATGAAGAACAATATTACCTTCAGAATCTTTGTAATCCCCTTCATAAGAAACAGTGTTAAACCAATCGATATCTTGGATATAATCAAAACCAATCAAGAGATTCATATCAAAAGATGCTTTTTGAATATACTGCGTCTCTCTTAATTCAGGGATTCGTCTAATCTGTGTAATATCTACAACAGAAATATCATTATAATAATGTAGATTTTGTTGGGTAGTATTCATGGATAAGATTGCTTGAATCTTCATTGCATTATCATAGCAACTATCACCATAAAATCTGAAAGTAAACATCACTTCATAATCTTGTTTTAATTGTTCTTCAAAACCTGTAGGTGTCGAATAAAAATACTTTGAATCTCTATTCAATTTCGTTAGTAATGTCATTCCCAGTACACAGTAATCAACTGTTGGTTCTGGACCATTTGAATAATCAAAAATAACTGGGATATTTAAATTTGAAGAGACTACTTGGTAAAGAGCATCCTCCATATCTGTAATAAACATTATGATGCTCCTGCTGAAATTTCTTTTTTCGTCAGGGTATATTCAAAGTGATCTACAACACCCATTGAGTAATGTTCTTTTTCTTGTACTTCAAATCTAAAGCCATCAATCTCTACTTCATCAGGTTCTTGTTGAGCAGTCCCTTCAATAATTGAATAAAGTTCAGAAGTAGTAGAAAGTTTAATTGTGTATTTACTTCTAAAGGACTCTGGCATCATCATCTTGTCGTAACCTTTGATCGGTTGCCAATTACCTTTAATAGTTATTGGTGATTCTGTTCCTTCAACCCATCTTCCATTGACATATTGTCCAGATGTCTTTCTATAAACAGCAAGAGGTTTATAGCCAACTAATTTATAACGAGCAATTGACATATAAACCTCCTTTAAGTAATTTGATATTTAACGTTTTGAACAAGTTCTCCAGTATCAACAAAAGGCATATCAAAACCTTTGATCTCAATAGTTATTGGTGAGTTATGTTTATATTGAGAACCAGAGCTAATCCAACTTGTCATTGTATCTTTATGAAGACTAGTAGCGAATTTACCAGTTTCATTTAATAGATAATTTGCAGTGACTTTTCCATACATGAAATTAGAGATGTCTTTCTGCATCTCATAATCAAACAATTTAGTATTCTTGATTGTTGAGATAGTAGATTTAAAAGCAGGTCTTGGAGGGATTGACCAGCCTCCAAAATTACTTCTAACACCTTCTTCAAGCATCCACGCGAGAGCCGCGTATGAAAGATCAGCTTTAGAATGAGTACCGTAAAGAAAACCCCATTCAATTTCTTTGGCTTCAAGTTTCTTTAGGTGAGTTTTAAGTTTCTTTAAGCCTGATAAATCTACTTTAACGGATGAGTGGACTTTCATAGAAATATCTCTCATCGTATTTATAAATGCGTCCGTGATAAAATCTTGTCGGAGTATACTCAGGGTTGTGTCTATTGCTTACAGTTTCAGCTTTATAAACACCACCAAATGATGGTGAAGCAAACCCCATAGATTCTTCAATTTCTTCTTCAAGAACTTTGATGAATAACTGAAGAGAATTAGCGTCCGATCTGTATACTTCAAAAGTACCCGACCTTTCCCTTGAAGGTGTTAATAGAATTTCACGAAGGATATTCTTAAGTAACGTAACAGATACTTTCTTTAGATTTCTTTCGGAGATTGGAGAAGGATATTTACTAATAAAGAATTGAATTTCTTCATCTTCAAATACATGTCCTTCATCAGTCTTATCTCCGATAGTAAAACGAATGTAATCAATAGGATTACTTAAATCTCCTGTATAAGTGAAAGACATGTAGTACCTCTATAATTTATTAATAGGTGACGGGCAAGATGGAGGGCGGCATCTCGTTAATCCCGTCATTAGATACCCCACACTAAAAACTTAATCTTTAAAAGCTTTCAGACCACCTTTAGTAAGTGTTCCATCTTCACGATATTGATTACGTGAGATTTCACGTACTTTACCTTGGTATTCTACTTTGAAAGATTCTTCTGTATCTTCTACGACTTTTGCAATGTCTTCTTTAGGTTCTTCTTCAGCGGAGGTAACGTTCTTATCTTCATACTCAACTTCTGTCATAGAAGTCTTGTTGTATTTAAAATCAGAAGAGTAACCTACAAAACCATTCTGGAAAAACTTCAACAATTGCTTGTTTGTCATATCCCGAGAAGGGAATTTATCCCCTCGAATATATTCTCTACCAGAGTACTTAAATTCTTTCAGAGCGTAGAAGATTTCATTAGGTTTAAACATTTTTTCTGTTCGCATAAAATCTCCTTAATGAATTACCCCTCAAGATATTTCTCAAGGGGTTTTCTTCACAATGTATTATGCGATAGCATCTGCAAGATACACACCAAGATCAGGTGCGGTAATACGATAATCAAAGGCAGATTTGACTTCGTGGCGCACGGTCCCTTCAGCCAGAGGATGCTCATAACGAAGAACAGTGTTGCCGATAGTCATGAACTGGTTCAGACGTGACCATTCAAAACGAACACCGGCAGTGACACCTTCCATACCAGCCATACCGTCAAGGTAAACCAGCAGGATACCATTACCGCCAAGCATCTCGTTAGAACCAGATTGATCAACAACAGCATCAATAACAACTACACGTTCAAGACCGAAGATAGCTGCCAGAGATTGTTCGTTAGCAATAGCCGGACCAGTAGTTTGACCACGGTTAATACGATCAACAATATCAGGATGCTCAACCAGAGTATCAAAGACAACACGAGACATAACCATAGTGTTGACTCGGAAACCACCAGAAAGAATTTGGTTCTGAGTAATGGCAGACTTGATAGTCCCAATCGGATCAGAAGCGGCATCATTGAATTGCAGGAACTCGCCAGCACTCGGAGTAGCAGCAACACCAGTCAGATCAGTAGACCATTTGCCAGTACCGAAGAAGGCATTGTGCCACTGAATTTCTTCGTGCAGCATAACCTGACGGGTCAGAGCAGCAACAGTGCGACGATCAAGATTCAGGTCAGAATCAGCATTAGCATAAGCCATCGGACCAGTATCTTTATGAACACCCCATACCTTAATTGCATAAGTGCCTTCGGTGTAGTCGTATTCCATTGCAGCAGTCTGAGTCCCATCAGCAAGCGGCTTCATCTGCGGCTTCAGGAAAGCACCTTGGTCATAGATGCGGTAGAAATCAGCTTGGTTCTGGACAGGGACAGTCGGCATAATAGACCGTGCACGGAATACAGAATCATTCTGCATCAGGTCCAGAGAGAAATTAGTCAGGTACTTATCAAAACGTTTTACGTCAGTTGCAGTATTAAGCGGCATTTATATTTCTCCTAAAATTAGATTAAACAGCGGTATTAGCGCCATCGAAGAACTTGATTCGTGCTTCAAAAGTATCAGCAGCACCTTCTTGAACAACTACACCAACAATAGTGTCACCAGTAGTTGCTACAGCAGCACCGCCGTTAGCACCAACAGCAACATAATCGCCGAAAGAAAGTGCTTCTTCTGCCAGAACGTAAGGGAAACCGCCCATAGTTACAGCAGGAGAAAAGCCAGTGGTAACGCCTGCACGAAGAACGCCATGAGGACGTGAGCCGGCGGCTGCAACTGCAACTTGACCAGTTGATTGAATAGTTACGAACTTACCGCGATTATCTGCATTGGTATTATCAGCAGCGAACGGGAGATTACCAAAGTCATGAACAATATCAATGTTGTAAGACATTTATATGTATCCTCTTATATATTTTAAATTAAGCAGTTTTAACTTCTTCGTAAGCTTTCATATAAGCTTTTTGAGCGCTAAGACCTTCTTCTTTCTGATAAGATTTAGCCAGTTCTTCAATCTTAGCTTCTTCGGTATTCGGCTGATCAGAAGTAGCAGAAACACCTTTCTCAACGAGAAGTTCTTCTTTAGAAACGGTATCTTGAAGTTCCCCAAAAGCTTTCATCAGAGGAGCAAGTTCTTCGTCCATTTCCGCTTTACGGAGAGATTTAGCCAGAGCTTCTTTATCAGTTTCTTCACCAAGATACTTAGAAACTTTTTCAGCTTTGGTCAGATATACTTGAGATGTGCGAGCTTCTTCAGCAGCTTTAAGAACTTCAAGTTCCTTGTTACGCTCAGCATCTTTATCGGCATATTGTTTCTCAAGAGTTTCAAGACGCTCTTTGACAATATCTTCAGCAGCCTTATTGATCATGGTCTGAAGTTCTTCAGCACTCATTTCTTTCTTTTCTTTAGACATTGATTCAATACCTTTATTAGTTAGTTTTTCATCTTCGGCTTTTACAACATCTCCGTCTTGGCTTTCTACCGAAGACGAAAGATTCTGGGATGGCTCTTCTGGATCGAGAGCTTTCATTGTCAGAACGGTTTGCTGATTAGCTCCAGCAGTCACCAAAGCACAATGTGCTCCTTCTGACTCAAAATTAAATTTAGTAATTCTTCGTTTAGCTTTAGTCATCAATTTTCTCCGTTTTCGCCATACAACCTACAGAAAATGCTGCAAACTTACCCTCTTTGCACATTTCCCAAAGTTCTTTATCATGAATCTTCATACTCATGACCCAATCTCCAGCAAGAACCTGACCATCCCCTAACTCAAAATTGGTTTTCGCAATATAGGACTCAACAGGAGTTGCTAATTCAGTTTGAACAAGATGCTGAAGATTAGCTTTACGACAGAATGAATTGTATGAATGACACGCATCTTCTACAGTTTCTGCGTCGTAAATATCTCCATGTGCATCTGTTACGTCAGGGCGAAGAACTACAGCAGTGAAGATTTGCTTTTCAATATCTACTGCTTTAGCAATACCTTCGTAGTCACCTTCATGGTCTTTTGAAGAACCACCAAAATTTTTATCTAACCATTCTGAAAATGAATCAAGTAGTTTCTTCTTTTCCACATCTTTAGTCATTAAATATTCCTCTTAGTCAGCGCAATTGATGAGCGACATTCATGTACAGGAGGATACGCAGGAGGATGATATAATCCGTTAGGGAATCTTCCACCAATCTCTGCGATAGTGTTGTTAGAACTCAAACAGATATCAGTGGTTACATCATCAATTAGACTGGACCACTGCTTAACGTATTCATTTCTATCAATTTGACTGGTATCTACAAGGTATCCAAATGACTCATCTTTAGAACCTTCAATAATCGCTGTACTAATTCTTTCAGCAATTAAATTCATACGCCATTCAAGTAATTGATCAATACGTTTTTGGATTCTTTGTTCTAAAACTTTCTTAGAAACGCCTTCAGACATTAATGCAGATTCTAACGTAAGAACCGTGTTAATGTATCTTGGTGTTAATCCATAATACTTCTTTAAACGTCTCGCTAATTCTTCTTGTGACCAACCTCTTTCATTAGCAATATTTTGTAGTTCTTGATACATCTCTCGATTAGTATCTAAAATAAACTCAAAATTATCGTTAAAAACTTTGGTCACTAAATCAGTAAAACGCGAGTCTGAATAATCAATAGTTAGATTATCAAACCCCAATTCTCGTTTAGTTCTATCAAGACCTATTTGAATAGCTTTATGAGAAGTATTATTCAAGAAAGGAAGAACTTCTGATGACTTACTTTTCAATTGACTTTGGATAACATTAAATGTGTTATTGTTAAACTCAGAAATAACAATTGAATTTTGTGCTTGAATTAAAGCAAGTAGTAATACACTCAAAAGTTCTTGTGAAGTGTCATTCTCAAGATTATTCTCTTCTTCAAAAGGAGATTGTTCTGTTGCCATACTTAACCTCCCTGTTGTTGATTTTGAGAATTATTTTGATTCGTATTTATATCATTACCTTGAGAAATTTCAGCTTGTTGTCTGGCACGTTCTACAGCACCACCATTACCATCATGTTGATAAGGTTTAAGACCAACAGAATTACGAAGATATTCTTCAACATTCTGATCAGGAGTAATTGCACCAACTTCAATAGTCTTCTTGATAAAGTCAGCGATAACACCAGTGTCGATCTTATCAATTCCTGTATGCTTGAGTTTAGGACACTTTGTAGAATCCCAACCATTAATTTCCCAAAGCATAGGAATAGCTTTCTCGTTAAACTGAGCAGCAATAGTATCAAGATAAGAACTAATGGCGGTCTTGAAAGCGTCTACTTTAGTAGAACTCAAAGCATATGAACCAACACTTTGACCACCTACCAAAAGGAAGTCTGCAAGCATTGATTGCATAATACGTCTATCCCAACGTTCAATTACTGGACCTTGGTTAGAGTTATTTGAGCCATCACTTCTAAGAAGTTCAATATCGTAATGATATTTACCATTACCTGAATCATTAGCGTCCTGAGTATCAGAAGGCAGAAGAACATAGGACTGATCATTTTTCTTGATCATTTGTCCCATAACTTCATACATTCTACGTAACTTTTGCTGACCTTCATCAGCATCAGGAGACATCAATTCAGAAGGAATGCGGATAATAGGAATACCTGCAAGATTCCTCTCAATACCAATCGCTTCAACTACTTCAATATTCTTTCGGAAGTAATATGAACGATATGCTGCATAAAGAATTGAACGCCCATAAGGATTATCTTTGTAAGAAGTGGTTCTAAACAATAGATAACGTTCTTCAGGAATATACGTATCAATACCAGCAATTAAATCCTTCTGATGGACTCTATAAATTTCTCCATCTGAATCAAAACACTTCTTATTGAACTCTAGAGTATCTTGAGCACGAATAGGGAATTTTCTCCAGCCATAAAGACCATCATTATATTTTGAACGGTATTTTTTACTGGATTGATTCATCCCAAGACGTTTCTTGTAAACGATCTCGTGAAGGCTGAATCCATAAGTAAGGAACGAAAGAATATCAATCATCGTTTCTTCCCAAGGTTTGTCCAAATCTTTAAGACAACTTCTTAGGAAATCAGCTTGATCTCTAGTATCTGAAGGTGCATTTTCACCTTTGTATTCTTCAACTTCCCATTCAGCACTTCTAATAAATTGTTTGATAGCAAATAATGCTCCAGCAATAAGAGCATCAGCTTCCATTTCACGATAGCGATTAATTGAATAAGGCCATTGAAGGTCTTTTACAACTTCATCTTCGTTAAAATATCCTGAGTAATTTCTTAGCCCTGTTCCTCCGAGTTCACTTAGAGGCGGCGTTTTATCATTTGTGATTTCTGGTGTCGCCATTAAAAGACCTCGTTAAAATTAAAAGTTGCAAGGCTAATCGTTAATTAGTATCTACTTCTAATAGTAGCAGTAACTTATTAGTCCTTGCAACCATATTTTTAATAAAAAGTCAAATAAATTTTAGTTATTTAATTTATACTGACCATCTGTTTTGGGAATACATTGCTGAAGGGTCTATTGAGATATTTGTGGGGGATACAATGGATTTGGAAAGGTTATTAAAAGCATCACTTGTAGCATCAACTTGGTCATCGTGACCTTTACCGTCTCCTACAAAGTTCTCCAGCTCCCTTACATATTCATCATTCCAATCACCTTTTACAATCTTTATAAGACCAGCTTCAGCGGCTGCTGAGAACGGTTCAAAGCGTTCTAACTTGGATTTAGTGGTTTTACACTTTTTGAACTTAAATCCTGCTAGGTTCTTTGCATGGTCTTCAAAGACTGCCTTTCCCGCCCCGCCAGCGTCTAGTGGTATTCCCACTGTACACTTAGTACCATCAATCCCTGCATATTTACGCATCATCTGCTTAACGCCAGAAGGTCTTTTACGATCTCTAACAGCGTGCATAATGTAGTAATAACCATCTGTAGCGAGACGAATCTTTACACCTGCTGTATAATCTGGCAAGAGTTCAGTGCAGTTCGCTAAACTACACCCGGTACGAAACCAGCTTATGGTTTCCCATAAGATCGGATCATATCATCATCCTCTAAGGATGCCCCCCGTTTCGATTCCGCTTGGAACCTACGTGATGACCTCTGAACGTTCAAGATTCTTAGAATCAAGCTTCGCTGCTGATTAGCATATCTGAAAAAGACTTAGCTTTCCAGCAATTAAAGGGGTTATTCGATATACGTTACCGTATAAAGCGACCATTGATCGGGATTAACTTCTGATGGCTCAGTCGAGGCGGTATCCCATGCTCTCATCTCTGCTTTAGCTGGGGGCACATCTTTTATATCAACAAATTCACACCAGTCCTTTTGAAAATATGTACCTGAATTTGCTTTCACATTCCAATTACCAAGGTAGAGTGCTTCACGCTCTACGCGAGTAAGTGCTTTAAGGTTAGCTTCATATGCCGGGTCAATCTTCTTGTTATCCTTAACTGTAGCATTTATAAAAGTAAAGGACTTAGGCATGGAATCTTCTCCCCAAATCCTTTCAGCTTCTTCTTTAGTATCGTACCAATGTGTATCTTCACCTCGCCTTACAAACCACCTTATAACACCGCATCTACTCTCGATAGGAAATCCTGTTTCTGGATCAATCCACCAGTCGACAAGTTTTCTTACCCATCCCTCGGACACTGGATTACATGTTGCGCGAATGTACGGTTTCACCCCTGTACTTGAGCGGTTACGAGATAAAAGATACCAGAACATTCGTTGGGTAAAGCCTGTTAACTCATCAAAAATGATTACAATTTGGACTATATCACCATCCTATTAGGATGCCGGACGCTAATGGCGTATTACATGATAAGATCGTATCATACCGCCTAGTCTCTGCACCTTCCTTATACGCTTATAAGGCTTGGCTCAGGATTGTCTCACTTAGAGGTTTCCCCTGAATTCATCCAGTTATTCGATAAAGATTACTCTTTAAAGCCGCTAATCAATAACGGAACCTGTGAACCTTTAAAGTTTTCCAAATCTTTCTCTAATTCAATACCAGCGAATTGAACACGAGCATTGGAGTCTTTAAAAACCCACTTCATTGTTGAGTCATAAGCTTCTGCATCTGGGAAATTAGAAAATATATTAAAACTTTCGTCCCATGGTCCTCCCGGATAGCGGTGTTCATTCTTTGTACGACGAAGAAAGAAAGTGAAGAAATTTGGAACGTTTTTATGTCTAAGACATTCTAAAAGAAGACTGAAGGTTTTGCCTGAACCTGCGCCACCACCGTAGAGACATATCAGATAATCCCGATATTTCTACCGGACCTCGACTATATCATCATCCTATTAGGATGCCGGACGCTATTCATGTATTACACGCAAAGATCGTTGCGAACCATGTAGTCTGTGAACCTTCCTTATACGCTTATAAGGCTTGGCTGCTGATTGGCATAGGTTAATAAACCCTTAGCTTTCCAGCAATTCATCCGGTTTTCGATAAAGATTACTCTTTAAAGGGACTATGTTCTAATCCGCTTCTGTCTCAAGGAACATTGTTTGCTTACCGGGTTGCGGCTCTAATCTTTCATATGTCAAAACAAACCTCCAAAATTTCATCTATGTCTTCATAAGACTCTAAAGAAAAACATTCAGTATATCCTTGGAACATTTGTTCAGGTACATATTTAACAAGTTCCTTATTACTTAATATGTACTTTTCAATATCGTATACTGAAACACCCGATGCTTTATGGCATCGCAATACTTCAATTTTATAATCTGAATCTCTTTGTATCCGAGCGTGCCTTACACTCGGTTTACGTGCTAAGCCAATCTTCAAAAATTCTTCAGAGGAATTGCATAGACGGGTGAAGTAGATATGGGAATATTCTTCAAAACTTCTATAAATTGGACTTCTTCCAAAACCTTTACGGAGATTGGCGCACTCTGGACACCCTTGTCCGAACAAGTGGGCACTAGGTGTGATCTGGAACACACCGTGCTGAGTACAACAAACATCAATTTTAGTGAAACTACCGATGTATTCCACATGATCGTAGTTGTAGTGGGACCCATGTACTGAGAGGGCTTTTTCTACAAATATTTCATTGTTATACCTATGAGACTCAGCAACACGTATTTTTGAACATTCGTAGCACCCACTCCCCTGAAGATGGGAGTCAGGAGATTGAAAGAAATCCCCATGCTCTGGACATTTAATAGAAATTTTGCCATGGTTATTGATGTATTGAACATCAGAATAATTATAGTAGTCTCCATGTATAGCGGTAGCACGTTTAATAAACTCCTGAGTGTTAAGGCTACTTCTCAGCGCATGTTGCTCACCTTTACACTTAGGGCAACCGTGACCTAATCTAATATGATTGCTTGCATACTGATGGAAACTTCCATGTCTCCTGCACACAATTTGAACTTTATCTTTCATACCATTTAGTTTTTGATAGGGATAAATATACTTATCACCATGCACTTCCTTGCATCTTCGAAGGATATCTTCAGATGAAATAGATTTTTGTTCTACATGCATTACATATTTACAGGACCTGCACCCCCTCCCTTGCATGTGACTTCCAGCCCTTTGCCAGAAATTCCCGTGATCTGGGCAAACAATCTTTACTTTATCTTCTTTGGTTTTATACTCAACAAATGAGTAATCATATTTATCCCCATGTATCTCTTTTGATTTAGAGATAAAATCTTCGGTAGAGTACCTTAGAGTGCCTGAATTCCCTTCATACTGACACTTGCGACATCCCTTTCCTTGTAGATGATTCGCAGCCCGTTGTTCAAAAATACCATGCGTTGGGCATATAATTTTTACCGTATTATCAGAACCCATATAAGAAGTAGCAGAGTAATCATATTTACCGCCATGCATCCAGACAGATTTTTTAATAAAAGTTTCTGTGTCATGTACTCTTGGTCCAATATACTTCTGCTTACTACTCATCACTATCTCCTATTACTAGGTATAAAAAATCCCTCAGATTCATTGTATTCCCCGGCTTCTTCGTCGATCTGTTCAACCTCATCAGGTTCTTTATACGCTTCTTTAAAGTAATTGTCAAGACTTTCTTGAGTTTCATGCGTCAAAACATGCTTACCTAACTCCCTAGAATTACTCGGCAATGTGACATGAACAACCGGACCTTGATTATTCTGTTGCTTTTGTTTCTCAATAGCTGCATGATCAATCGGCTTGGGTTTTGCCCAACTGTATGATGCTAATATCTCCAAACATTTAATTCTTTGTGCATTGGTAATGGGCTGCTTGGTGTTTAGTTTTTCTTCATCGCCTTGCGCCCAAGCGATTAGTTGCTCTGCTGGATTAAAATTAAGACGTTTACTTGCCCGTTCAATATTCTCCAATCGACGCTTACGTTCTTCTTTGGCTTTCTGTGAAGCCTTTCTAGCATAATCTTTGTCCTGCATTTTAGGATTGCCTTGCGGTCTTCCAGTAATCCTTGAAATAGCAGCGACACTTTTGAACTTTTTAGTCCAATACGCTTGAAAAGTTCTGATGACCTTCTTTGTCTCAGGATCACGCTCACCATTAGGAAGTTTTTCTACAGCTAACCAAGCATGTTCATCAGGTTTCTTAAAAAGATTCTTACGTTCATATTGAACACCCTTCTTTAACTTCCACTTCTCTCCAATCTGACGAAGAGTATCTTCAGTTTCAAATTTAACTTGTAATTCAGAACCATCAATAATATTCGGATCAGAAGTATCTTCAGTCCAATAAAGTCCAGATGAAGGTGCTACAGCAAGGTATTGTGTATTCCATGTTCCATCAGGACCATCCCATTCAATCCAATATGAATCTTTATTATTACTCATAAATCACCTATAAATAAATACAAGTCGGCTTGATATAGGAATTCTCGGGAAAGAATTACCGAACATATCAATGATACCGACTTAAGTTTCAGGAGGGTTTAATATTTATTGTTTAATCGGAATATTATTCCTGTTTTGTGTTGATGTTTAAACTGGTAAATATTCTTTATGGAGCCCTGTAGGTGAATCGAACACCGAACCTTCCATCCCAATTTTAAAGGATCAGTTTAGAAGACTGATTTGGGGTTACAGGGCAATGTAAAGAATACTTGATGGTGGGACCGACAGGTAATGCTCCTGAATCTTTCCGGTTATGAGCCAGACCGCTTTACTTTAAGCTACAGTCCCGTGGTGAGGGTGGTGGGCCACGATCCCACACGCCATTTCGGCAAGAGATTTTAAGTCTCTCATGTCTACCAATTCCATCACACCCTCATAAAAGCCTTTTCTCATCTTGCTCAGGATGCCTTGGAATATATTTTAAGGTAGCGTTCCAAGGAATTCCTTGCGGAATATTCTTCAAATCACCTGATAACTCAAGACATAAAGATAACAAAATGTCTCAATAATCTTTCCAAACTTTACCATATCAAAATAATCAATATAACTTACTTGATCTGAATCCATTGGTCAGTACCTTTCTTACGATAATATGCACGAATAATTGTAGAACCCATTACACAGCCTCCTTTAGATTACCTTTTCCATCGTACTTAGAAGTTTCACCATAAAACCTTGCATGTTGTTTCCGAATAGCTTTCTCAGCTTTATCTTTATCAAATACTGGAAATCCAAGTTGTGTATTATTCTGAACTACTTCCCAATATCCTTTCATGAATTCTACACGCTCTTCTACGTTACCGAAATATTGTTTATTCATAATCTTTCTTCCATCAAATATTCTTTAGGAAAGGTTTTTATCGGGAACCTTTAGAAACCCGGTTAGTAAGATTTCCAACAATCAACACCATACGGAGGATTAGGATATGAATGCTGACTTGGATAATCTTTACTAACAATTCTTTTCATCTCCTGCCGTACTTCTGATAGTATCACTATGCTAACACCTTGTCAACTATAGTTCTTCATAGTTTTAATAGTCATCACTACTTCCATTGTAATCCATCTCTACATCTTCACTAAAAAGTTCACCGCCCATAGGATTCTTCCAAAGTTTATTTTCTACGTAAGCATTGTCCTCAGCAATATATCTTGGATTACTTGCTTTATTGATAATATAAGAACATTCACTACAAGTTCCTACGGTTTGATAATGTTTTGCCAGTGTGTCATTGCACACAACACAACGAATGAAATATCCATTAACAGGTTTCTTCTCCGACATGATTATTCTCCTTCTTAAAAATATTCATTAGTAATCTCCTTTGATTAAATTTCAAAGCCAGTAAGATCAATATACCAAACCTTACACTGTCATGTCAACATATTTCTACAAATATTCTTCAAAGTACACACCTAACATATTTCCCTATAAAATATGCCTTTAAAATCCTTTCCGATACCCTACCCAGTACCTACGCATTACTTACACGTTTAAATCGTTTTTAGACTTAAAATTCCATAGAGAAAATAATGTTTCAGTTGATTTTTGAATAAAGGTTGAGGTGGTATATTCAAAACACATGTCATGATGGACACAACACAGAATATCTAACTCAAATATCCTATTCTAAATATCTTATAAGAATAATATTATTATAAGAGAGTATCTTATAAGTAAGTATATTATTAAAAGAATATATCCTTAAAGAGAATCTTAAAAGATATTCTATTAAATATATTATTAATAATTCTTTTACTAAATTACTCGATTTCATCACCTTGTGTCAATACCTCCTACAAAATATTTTCTACAACCATTTCTAAAATTCTTCTTGACTCGTGTCTATCACCTGTGCAATACTATCACTGTTGATTTGGAAATAACTTGGAGGAACCCTAATGACCAATGACACTACACTAGAATATCTTAAAGGAGAATCAAAATGATTGAAGCAACAAAGAATCAACTAACAAACATCGGCAATCCTTATCAAACATTCACTAAACGTGTTCTTGTAGTGTGTTCGGCAGGGTTACTCAGAAGTCCGACACTTGCAAATGTTCTTCACAAAGAACTTGGATACAATACTCGTGCTTGCGGTTCAGCCTTGAACTTTGCTCTAATCCCTATCTCAGAAGCATTGGTTCATTGGTGTGATGAACTAGTGTTTGTTGATGAGGATTGCAAGGACTATCTCGATCAAGAAATCAAGGAAGAAATTGCTCTGGCGGATTGTCGAGAAATTACCTTGAATCTTCCTGATCAATATGATTGGATGGACGATGAATTACAAATGATTGCACTTGAACAATATATGAGGTCACAATGACTAAAGAAACTTACCATGTGTCAAATAAGGAATATAAATTATTCCAAAGAATGAATCAGTTGTACTTACAACAAACTGAATATATCCTTGTGTCCTTGTATCATCGTGTGTTGCATGACAATATCACCCTAAATGATATTGAGGATATTGGTGAAAGATATGGCTTGAATATCTCAGAAAGCTATGGTAAGATGATGGACACGCTCATTGATGAAGAGGATATTGAAGAATGATTAACCGTACACATAAACCTGTATCAACTCAACAAGAAGTTTCAGATATGCTTAAACGTCTTAAACTTCTCCGAGATACTTATGGATATAATATCCAATATTTCATCAGTAGTGTTGGTACAATCAAAGTCCCTGTGTATAAATCTGGAAAAACTCAATGGATGATGTACAATGAAGCTGAGAAATACATTCCAATGCTAAGGTTGAATAACAATGAAAACTGACATTCTGCTCTTAATCATCTTCATGATTCTAATGATCATCGCAGATAAATATTCAGAAGGATTATCCCTATGGTAAATTGTAATTTCAGATATTACGTGTGGGGAATTGAAGAAAACAATACTCACCATTTCCTGATGACATTTCTATCAGAACGTGAGTGTAAAGTTTACATTGAACATCATAAGAAAGCATTCCCAAATAGGTTTGTTGATTATGTGTATAAAACTTCAGGAGATATTTGATGACAAATGAACAAATAATTGAAGAATACATGTACCCAATAGTCATCTATGTAGTCCATGTAGAATATCTCGATGGTACTCATCAGTATTTCACATTTGAATTCGAAGAAGATCAACAATCATTCGTAGAATATGTTTCAGAGTATATGATTGAACTTGGTATCTTGACAGCACACTTCGCAGAGTCTATATTGAATAGCGACCCAAGAAGTGACAAACAACTTTATATTGAACATTGAGGAAATACTAATGAACAACAATGAATCTAACCGTGTAATGACCGAGCAAGAAATGTACTTGCATGAACATATTGAAAGTTTCCAACAAGCACCTAATGATGGTTTGCTTACACTGTACTTTCCAAATCTTCCACAAAGAGTTGCAGAAGGTATTGCAGATATGATTCAAGAACTAATCGAAGAAGAATTTCAAACACAATTTATTGTAGAATATTGATGAGGTATTCATGAGTAAATACGTATTCAGTCTTTACAAAGATGTAGACTGCATCTTCACAACACTATCAGAATCCCGTGTTTATAAGATTGCAGAAGGATTGCAACAAGACCCTACAATCTGGATTGCTGTAGATACTTTGAATTCATGGCCAAATGATTGTAAGGTTTATGATTGGGATGAACTGGATAACTTTAAGGAGGATTTTGGGGTATGAGATACTTTGGTGGAAAGCAGCGTATCAGCAAACCTATGGCAGAATTTATTAACTCAATTTTAAAAGATGATCAACCTTTCGTCGATGCTTTCTGCGGAAGCTGTAACGTTATATCAAAAATTAACCCTGACAGGCACAGGGTGGCCAATGATTATCACCATGAACTTATTGAGATGTGGAAAGCATTACAAGCTGGTTGGGAACCGCCAGAGAATGTTTCTGAACAAGAATATTATACGATCAAGGAAGGTGGGTTCCCGGAAGAAAAAGCATTTGTAGGGTTCGGATGTAGTTATTCTGGGAAATACTGGGGTGGTTATGCTAGAGGCGGCGAAAACCGGAATTATGCGAAGAATGCTTACAACTCTACCATGAAAAAGATGAAGACTCTTTTTGATGTTGAATTCACACATGGTTCTTATCAAGATATAATTTTACCGGCTGATGCACTTGTTTATTGCGATATCCCTTACAAAGACACAACAGGTTATTCTACAGGTTCCTTTGACCATGAAGAGTTCTACGAGTGGGCAAGGAACACACCTAACGTGATTGTTAGCGAATATGCAAAGAATGTTCCTGAAGGCTCTACTATAATTTGGGCACACAAAAGTAAAAAAGATATTAGAAATAAACAAGGTGTCCAAGAACCTACTGAGGAAGTTATTTTCACATTCGATAACAATATAAACCGTGAGGTACAAAAGTAATGAACAACTACCATAACTTCACTCTAAAAGAACTTATAGGAATTATGTTCTTTATACTTACTGCTGAGAGTCTTTATAAATCACTGAGAGGTTGAATATGAGTAAGAATAACGATGTCACCGGAGATCGTATCGTAAACACTAAAGGTGATTCCAAGAAGTACAAAGAGAATTGGGATAAGATTTTTAGTAAGAAAGATGTTCTTGATGAGATGTCAGAACTTGATCAGGAGCTTGGTTTGTACGATGAATATACTGAGGATCATAAATGAAACACTATAAGATTATCTATCCAAATGAACACGGAGAACGTATCGAAGAAACTCTATCTGAACAAGACATTCTTGATTATTATTGGGATTACTGGTATGAACAAATGGTAAGGGTAGATAAACGACATCTGATTTCTATTAAGAATTGTATTGATGATTGGGTTATAGTTCATTGGGCAGCGGAGGTAACATGAAAATCTATTTAGTGACTGCACATGGTGGATATTATGAGGATGCTTGGAAGCAAAATATTAAAGCATTCTCCACCAAAGAATCTGCTGAGAAATTTAAACAACAATGTGAAGCAGAGGATAAGGAGTATATTGATAAGCTGACAAGGATTATTGATGAATTTACAGGGAAGTCATATCGAGTAGTAGACTTGGAAATGACTCTGAGTGAAATTGCTAGTTTTTATGATATTGAGAGCGTTGATTATGAATGTTGATGAATTGACACCGCACCAAGCACTTCAATGTTTCCTCCAATGCAGTTACCAATACTATCACAGATTTACAAGTCTTATTGATGATACTGAATATGACGCCCTTGCAAAATTCCTCCTGAAGACCTATGATGAATGGCAAGACCATCAACATTCATATCTTGTTAGTAAAGATGACTTAAAAGCTGGTACACTGTATGCACTAAATTATTATAAGTACCAAACAATGGTAGTTCAAGCATCAGAAATATGGTCAAGGGAGAAATATTATGAATGAGGTTGATGTTATTATTGCAGTAGTATTCATTGCTATGGCTCTGGGTGGAATGTATTATTTGTTTGTGTAACTGTAAAGGAGGTTAAGATGATCATTCCCTTCAAACGTTACCAGAGATCAGAAAAAGAATGGTGTTTGATCTCATTTCTATACCCTAACTGTAAAGACCTTTCTCTAAGGCTTTATCAAGCATATTCCATGACAGAGAAAGGTTACACAGATAAGCGTAGAGCAAAGCCTTTGAGGGATATTGAATATAGATTTCCAAGGTATTTTGAAGAAAGGATTTTTACTTGTTATAATCGTAAAGGAGATTGGAAGTGAAGCCACGTATAACAAAACTTCCCTATGAAGATACACCTTGGATGTGTACATTTGAAGGGGATATTGCAGTAATAGCTGGATATGGTCAATCACCCGAGGACGCTTATGAGGATATGGTGAATAATTTTGATCATTGTGTTATGTATGATTTCTCAACAGAATCTATCCAGAAACCTATTATCCAGAAAACTAAAGATGGAGAATACTGGATATGTTCTTATGGGGAAATTCCGGGTAGGTTTATTATTGGATATGGTAAGAGTCCTATAGAAGCTTGGGAAGATTATTTGGAGGGGATTTAAAATGAAGAAGTGTTCATGGTTGACAATACAATGAAGGATTCTGTAGAATAACTTTACATTGGATATTTGGAGGATTTGTTAGATGAACGTATTGAGTGTATTTGATGGGATGTCTTGTGGACGTATTGCACTAGAACGTGCAGGTATTAATGTCGAAAATTATTTTGCGAGTGAGATTGATAAATGGGCTATCAAGGTAGCACAGAAAAATTATACTGAAACAATGCAGTTAGGTAGCATTACAGAATGGGAGTCCTGGGATATACCTAAAATTGATATGCTGATTGGAGGCAGTCCTTGTCAGTCCATTTCCAATCTTGGAGATAAGTCAGGGTTGGAAGGCAAGAGTTCATTGTTTTTCAAATATCTAGAATGTCTACACTATTTTAAACCTAAGTATTTCATTCTTGAAAATGTAGTGGGTAACAAGAAAGCAATCGAGAAAATTTCAGAGTTGGTAGGTGTAGAACCTATTGAAATTAACTCCAATCTTGTGTCAGCACAGAATCGTAGAAGGTTGTATTGGACAAATATTGATGTAAAGAGTATGCCTCAAGATCGTGGTATTTATCTCAAAGATATTCTTGAAAACGGTGTACCTGAAAAGTCTATCTTGACGGAATCACGTAAACGATGGTTGTTGTCAGATAAAGGTCAACAAACTATTGCAAAAAAATATGCAGTAATTGACCCACTGAAAGCTAATTGTTTAACAGCACGCTCAGATGCTTCTTGGAATAGTAACTATGTGACACGCAGCGGAGAAATTACTAAGCTGACACCTATCGAGTATGAACGATTGCAGACCGTGCCTGATAACTATACAGATTGTGTAAGTGATTTTCAGCGATATAAAATGCTTGGGAATGGGTGGACAGTAGATGTGATTAGTCATATTTTGAAGAACATCTAAAGAAAATTTGTAGAATATTGCCCCGGAAGGGGCTTTTCTTATTAGGAGAATATCTATGTATTGTGAAATTTGTAGAATCAAAGAAGCACAAGATAACCTTTACAAGTGGTGTCTTAGGAATTTACCTGTAGGTAGACACACAACAAAAGAAGAGGTGAATGTGTTCAATATCCTTAAGAAGGATAACCAACAAGATAGAGAAAGACTGTTTGGACATAAAGAATATGTTTGGTATTTGAAGGTGTGCAATTATGATTGTAGATGAAGAAACTGGAGAGATTCTTACACGAAACTATGAAGTAGCACAGTACAGGCACAAAGATGATATTAAACCTGTTGTCTATATTTCAGATATACGATCTGTAGATGACATGGAAAAATTCATGGCTTTGATGATAGACAAAAGAAAGATTAGAGGATCAAACAGGAATGATTTGCTGAGATTCTTTGAAGGTTGTCTTGGGTACAAAGTTCTTAAACACGATATATTCAGTGATAAACACAGTATGTCAGTACCTCAATACAAACTATTGGAGAAACTTGGTAAGCTTGTTGAATACAAGAATATTATCATGATCACGAGAGACGATTTATGTGAATATCTAAACTGTAAAGACAATAACCTGATGAAGAAATTGAAGCCTGTCAGTCCTTATCTTAAAGTATACACACAGGAAGATGGTATTCGTAAAGGGGAGATTAAGATACTCATTAATCCTAAATTCTTCTATATTTACGAGTATGGATACTATGACATGAGTAGAGAACAAGAGATTAACAAGTGGTATGCAGAGAAACTACGTGAACAAAGTAAACTTTAGAAGTATTCTCACATACTTTTTTCAAAAAAGTTATGGGTAAATTGAGCTACAGGCACCATGAATATTGGAAGTCTGTAGTTTTCTTTATATAAAAGAAATTTAAAAGGAGGTTTTAAAGAATATGTTATCTGGAATCTACAAAATTAGTAATGAATCTAATGGAAAGGTTTACATTGGTTCAAGTATAGATATTGATAAAAGACTAAGAACACATTTCAATAATCTATCTCGTGGAAAACATCATAACTTAAGTTTACTATCAGACTTTAAAGAAGACTCTTCGGTATTTAAATTTGAAGAAATTGAGAAATGTTCAATAAATGATATGATTACCCGTGAAGACTACTGGATAGATTACTTTAATAGCGTAGACGATGGTTATAATATCTTAAGAAAGTCTGCCAATACTGGTAAAAGGAAAAGTAGTAAAGGAAAACGTTCAAAGGCATCTATTCAACGTCAAGAAATGGAAGATCGGCAATTCTTTTGTGACACCATGAGGGAGTTTGTTAAATTTAAAGATTGGGATAACCCCGAAGGAGTACACATTGCTTTAAAAACTTTCCATCTACAAGGACGTAAAGGGTTTAACACAAAACGCGTTAGAAAGTTCTCAGAAATAATTTTAGATGTAATGGAGACATGTTTTACATTAGAAGAAGGAATTTATCATATCGACCATTTTAATTATCTCAATGGTCAGTGCAATTATATGATAAGCCCTGTAGAGGAAACAAAATATGAGATCACTGACAATATTTATGAACATATAGCTAATATTATCATCGATGAACTGAGTTTCCCTTTGGGTAGGAAGTTCCTTAAAGACCTCTACATTAGAGATATAATCCTTCTAGATGAGTAGTCATAGAGGTTTTAGGTCTTTTACACATAATCTGACAAAAGTTTGTCAAAAAAGGTAAAAAACTTTAATAAAATCAATATATTACGAGCCATTTCCTTAGAATAAAGGAGGGAAAAGTACTTCTAAAGAGGACATCATCAAAGGTGTCCTTTTATTTTATCTGTTAATTATAACTATATCCATAAGTATAGTATCTATTATCATAGTAATTATTGTATCAATAGTATTTTGTAATAACTATGGTAGAAAAACCTTAAAATTACTAAAAAATTATATCGAGATTGGATTCAGGGGGTACTTTCTGAGAATAGCCCAGAAAAAATTTTAGAAGATCAATTAAGGGGTAAAATCTGAAAATCTACTTGGGTTCTTAATAAGACCCACCGGACATCCTACCGGGTATGCTTGAAATTTTCATTTGCAAATCCTTCTCATAATCATTCATATTCCTATTATCATTCATCCTAACACCCTTGCCAGATACCCTGTCAGAATCCTAGTTCACAGAATATACATTATGTTCAATGAGTAAGAACATATATGAGAATGAATATTACTTGTAAATAATCCTATTATAATACTACCTATCCAATGCACGCCTAAAGGTCTTCCCTACCCTACCGGATATGACGGTCAGAATATCTGTTGATAGTCTTGTGAATATGTGGATAAGTCATTCGAGAGAATATTGATAGAGGTATGGGGGTATCTGGAAGGATGTTGTGGGGAACACTTCTTAGGATGATCTTGAAGGGGATTGATAGGGAATTTTTGTGGAATTGTGAGTGTGTTTGTGGGTGACAATCAAATAAGATGTTTTTAAGAGAATATCGGCTATATACTAAACAATAATCCTTACCAAATAGTAATAATAATATTCTCACTTGCATTATAAAAATAAATCCCTCCAGAGCATATCTTAGAGGGATATTTATTTACTAAATCTGATTATTAATATATTGACCACCATACACTAAATATGCTGTTATCTGATATCTAACATAACGGCCATTCTTTAGAAGAATGTGGGAGACCTTTCACAACAGTGTACCCACGACCTTTATGTTTTACGATATGGAAGCCTTGTTCGTTATTTTCAGCATTACAAAAGCCTATCAACTTCACGCTATTGAGCATTATCCTAATTTCTGATAGTGATAATGAATCATTCAAGAACTCGATAATTTCCTTTTGTGTGAAGCACGTCAGGCGTTCTGTATTTACCATTTCGATTCACTCCAATTCGTTAGGTCTGTTGCTTAACTCTATGTAAGTAACTATAGCACACTGGACAAGCATTGCAAGGATTTTTTCAAAGAATTTTTGAAGACACACATTATTGATAATTATTCTTGTTTAGAAATTGGTAGGTAAATAAAAACACCTATCGACCTGTAATAGATCATAGGTGTTATCTAAGGTATTCTATAGGTTTTCTTAATGATGAATATAACACCTGTGAATGCAGCCTGTAGAATGCTTAGTAAGAATATGACCAATGCAAACAGTCAATATCACCATTATTCAATATAAGATTCCAAATCATACCTTCATGTTCGATAGTGTATTCTCGCCAGTGTCCTTGATCATCTTCGTTAGAATCATCCATAATAATCTTTCCATAGCGTAGTAACTCTTTCCTTATGACTTGATCCTTATCACCTTCATAATATGCTTTATATAATTCTCTTTTAGTTAGCATTAGAACATCCTTGAAACTTTAGACTTAATAGTATTGCTATTACGTACTGTCAATGAATAATCGGTATCATGCTCCATAGCAGAACATTTAATCACAAATGAAGCTTCTTCAAAAGTCAAGTTGTGTTCTGATTGAACTTTACGAACATCGCATACATTGTACTTTTCTTTATATTCTTGAATAAGACCCAGTTTAACAACGTCGCTGTATTTCATCTTTAAATCCTCTTTAGTGTGTTACTCAACCTTATGTGTTCAGTATATACCCTGAGCATCAATCTTGCAAGTGTTATTTATCAGAATCCTGTCCAGAGACTCAGAACATAATCATTCTTTGTATTACCTGTGAAGAAACGCTTGAGAGACTCTTTGATACCTTTGGCTTGAAAGAGGATGTCATTAACCTTGCCAAACATTGTTTGGCGTGCTTTGACAGTGACTTTAAAATCACTTGTCAGTAGACGTTGGGCAATGGTCAGGTTATTGTTAACCTGCTTCCATGCGTACTTAAGGGCCGTTTTAAAGGCCATTTTAGGGAATGCTTTAGCGATCTTATGAGCCAGTTTCATTGCGATGGTGGACTTGATGTTTTTCATTGCATTTTCTCCTATGGGGTAACCTTTAACCTTATGTGGTAAGTATATCAAAGATTCTTCAGGATGCAAGGATTATTTTCCATCAATTTTTGACATGCCCTGATAACGCAAAAGAATATCATTTTCGAATTCTTGCCATTCATCATTGCGTTTTAATTCCCGCATCATAAACCTAAACATCAGGTATAATGTTTCACTATTAATTTCTAATGAATTATTTTTGTCATCAATGAATGTGCAGGATGTTTTGCTACCACGACATGCTTTATAATCTTGCATATATACTGATAGGTTTTTAGTCGTCAGCATTACAATACACTCCTTAAATATAGTTAACTAGTCTTTTCAAAGCATCCATGGCTTTCTCCCTTGCATGGTATAAATACAATTCACCATCGTTGCAATGTGTTTCTACCTCTGAAGAAAACCTATATAAAGATTTTCCAATGCTTGGGCATCTTTTCTGGCAAGTTTTGCCGATTTTTTCTTATATTCATTCATCACATCATCCTCTCTTCTAGTACATCACAAGTATTATAACAGAATGCTTTACGTGATGCAAAAGTATTCCTATTAAGCCTATAGGGTCTATCTTCTCCAGTAGGAGCTAAAGGTAAACTTTGGATATAATCTTTTGCATCCTTTAATCTATCAAAATGTTTAACATTAAATAGGTGTGAATTGTTAGGACCAGACTCTACGCTATACGTCTTAAACATGATTCAAACCTCCTCCTGCTTCATGTTGGACATCAATTTACAAGGTGTCCCATAGGCTTCTGCAATATCCTTTGCCGCAGATTGAGCATCGGTTGCAACAATGTTTTCAAACATACGGTTAATATCTTCCCCTTCAAACATTACCAAAACTGTAAATTTGTAGTATTTCATTTGGTCTACCCTCTAGGTTTCCCTTATCTGATATCCATAGTATATACCCTGAGCATCAACCTTGCAAGGATTATTTTGAATCAATCCTCTTCAATTTGCTCCGCATAATACTCTGCCAATATTTCAGAGACTCGTTTCCTATCATCCACACTAAACATTGTCAATCCATCGTTACCAGTAGAAAACTCTTTGGAATATTTCTTAGCGCCTTCGGTAGCTACCTGATACCAGACCTTCAAAGACTTGTCATAATCAAATGTTCCTTTTTGATATTTCTTTGAAAGGTTATTAATAATAGATTGAGTACGTGTTGTGTACAGTTGACCATCATTGACGATATAGAGTGACAGTTCACGGACATTGGTTTCGTTGAAATTGGTCATGGTCAGGTATCCTATCGAATGAATGTACAGGTAGTTTAGAGTGTTACCTAGCACTTGTCAACCAATCCCTTTAGAAATTCTGATAAAGAATCTTATCACCGCAAGTATGCCAAGCAATGGTTTGTTCGTTCAATGCTTCAACAATTCGTTTGATAGTGTCTTCATCATCTTCAATATCTTGAACAATGTCATGGAGAGAATAGTTCTCGATAATGTCGTCTACAGTGTCTTCGGAGAAATCACAGCAAATGGCGAGTGCATCCAGTTCAAAAGGCTGTCCAGTATCGTCGGAAAGACTATTGAAGTATTCAAAAAGCTCTCGCCGTGCTTCAAATGAGAAGTTATCTTCACGTCCCACGATGTCGAATTCTTTGATGAACATGGTTTCGCTAACGGCTTGAACGATCATGGTGATATCCTTTTGATAATGCTTTGTGTGATCTTGCAGTGTTAATTCTAGATGATCTTGGTCAGTCTGTCAAGTATGCAATCTATGATTCCAAAGGTTTTTCTTCAAAGTTATAGAAAAGTTCCTTTGCTGCGCTGTAAGGGATTTCTAATGTAGTCGAAAGATGATGGATGGCGAATGCATTTGTGTTGAATTGCTTAGCATATTCCCTGGCACAATGCACAGCATAATTAACAGTTGGTTTAATCATTTCTAAGTACCTTTCCTGATGTCTGTACAATCTATTCTAGCTTCTACTGGTGCTGCTGTCAAAGGATTTTTCAGGATTTTGCATCAATTCTTTAAGGTATTCTAGATATTCTTTCATTGGTTTATACCTTTTCAACGTATAGATAACCACCGCTGGGAATATGGTATTCGACATTGCAAGTCTTGTCAATCGCCATTTCCTTTAGAATTTCCTCGCATTCTTCATCGTCAATGTCAATCATGGAACTCGACCAAAGATAATCGGAAATTGCTTCCACCGGATACACTGTGCAAGGATCAATTGCCATATGCTCAACAATGTATTTCCTAACACTGTTAACAGAATATGCACAATCACCAGAACTATCTTTTCTTACGATGCAATCAATAAAGCAATTGTAACCTTGTTTGCTTAGATATTGGTATTCAATTGTAGCGTTGTCTTTTGTCATCGAAAGGAATTTACAGGCATCGTCCAGTGACTCACCATAAATAAACTTATTCTTTTTCTTGTTAAAGATTCCACCCCTATAGAATCCATTTTCAATCAATTTAATCAGGTATACGCTTTCCATGATCATTCTCCAATCTATCAATATGGCAAGGTTTCAAGATGCCCCACAATGCCCATCCCTACAACAATAATAGCAAAGGTTAGCCAGCCCTGCAAAGATTTATTCATTAAATCATAACCTCATCTGAAAAGTATGCTTTAGAACTATTGAATTTATCAATGGTTTTCAGCGTACCATTTTCAGTTGAATGAATAAAGTACTCACCATTAGGTTTCCTGACAACATTATAACCTTTATGCATCCAATAGACTGTAACGCCATGGGATACAGATTGCTTAATCTCTACCATGGATTTATAAGTTTTCATTGGTTTGTACCTTTTGCTTAACCTTTAAAGACATTCTAGGCCATCCATGGCCATCTTGCAAGGGATTTTTAAAAGAATTTTACTTGGCATACGTTAGACAATACTTAATAAACTTCTTCCCACACTTTGTGGTCAATGTTTGGGAATCCACACTCTCGACAATATAAACAGGCGCATTAATAATGAATGTTTCTTTTACCCTATCTCCCTTTTTAAATGGTTTATTATCCCATTCATACTTGAATTTACCCATGCTTAGACCTCCTTTTAAACTCTGCTAATGCTTCCTCTTTAGTCTTTCCAAACACTGTTAATAGTCCATTGCTAGCGACCCATTCACCTAATACATTTTCGAATACTTCAATTTTAGGTTTAGCCATTTCAAAATACCTTTTTATAGTGTATTATTTCAATCAATTGCTCTGGATTATCTTTGTATCCTAATACAATGTTAATCGCATCATCCAAAGACTCGCATGGCACTTGCAGCCTTCTAAATTCAATACTTCTAGACTCTAAGTCTGTTTTTTCATATTCAATTTCGTACATATGTTTAACCATGGTATCAAACCTCATCAATATTAACAATTGTCCAACCTAATGCTTTGGACCGTAATGAAATATCAGAGCGGCTTTTGTGATACTCAACAAAGTCTGAATATCCACCGTTAAAAGTCACTTTAAACATTGGTGCTTCCTCTTTCCTGTTTGTCTAAATACATTATAGCACCCATGGCGAACCTTGCAAGGGATTTTCAAAAGATTTTTCAATTCTTTTTATCGATAATAATTATCATTCACCATGTTTCATGTGAAACACTCTACCTTAGACTTTTCCATTGCCTTCTATTAATCACCAGTCTCGCCACCCCTTCTAATCGTTCCTTATCATCAATCTGATAATATCCATAATAAAGATAACCATTAACACCATACATATAACAATGTTGTGCTTTACAATTAAACGTGTCAATCTCTCCAACTATCTCTAAAGACTCTGGACAATACCCTATCCCTAACACCAAGTCTACAATTGCCTCATACCTCTTAGCAGGTTTATTAAGAAATAACCAATACTCTAACAATCCTCTCTCTTGTGGTGATATTGTGTTGTAGTGTCTTTGCCAGTGATTGATAGTTTGAATTGGGATATTCATAAGCGTATCCCTTTAGACACGCCACGGCATAACAACACCTTGAACCAACTCACCAGGATTGTCAATCTTCACAGCAGCGCAATTTTTAGCGCCATTATGATGCAACTTAAAGGCTCCATTGTTACTAGGATATAGTGCCTTAACAGATTTCTTGAACTTCACCAATAGCTCAGGATCAAACTGACCAACCTCACCAGAACAATCGTCAGGATTTACAAGGATACGTGATACGTCAGGATAACGACCCCTGACACAATCCGCACTTGAACCAAAAGCTTTACCATCTGTGATATAGATAATCGAACTTAAATCCTTAACCTTAATCCCGCTGCAAATATACTTCACAGTATCCACTGATATAATCCCTTCAAAGTCATCCTTCACAAGAATATCAGGAGATGTAATCCTCATTGCAACATGTCCGTCAGATGCCTCAATCATGCCGTTTTTGATATGGATACCATTTAAATAATATCTAACATCATTTGTCGCCATCATATAAGACAATGCCTTAATATAACGTGCAGGGATTGTAGCATTAAGTTCATTAGACTGGAAAGTGTAGTTTGACATATTCATGATATTATAACCTTTTAAAGTTTAACCTTTACAATATGGCATCCTTGCCGAGATGTGTCAAGACTCCAATTCCCACAGTTTCTGTTGGAGTTCATTAATCTCTTTTGAGATATCTTTAACCATATCAGAATCAAAGTAAGCCGGGTTGTTGGCATTACACTCTGAAGAAATTTCTTCCATACGTTCTTTGATTTGATCAACAATATCTTGTGAAACCATCTCTAATTCATCCTTCCCGTTGTGTTGATACCTACATCTTAGCAGACCTACTGAACCTGTCAATACCTATTTTAAAAAGGATTTACCCAATTATCATATTGCTTTTGTGTGATAATCCCATCCTTGCAAAGCATATCGGTATAATCATTCCAAGCCTCTGCCTTCATGATACGATCATCTTTCATTCGAGAATCATTCTTGATTTGTTCTTTAAAATCTTTGAGTGCTTGTGCTTTGGTCATAGTGGTCATCTGAAGATATCCTTTGCTGTGTTGGTATGTGTTCATTATAGCATTTGGTGTTGTGGTGTCAAGTGGATTTGATAGGTGACAATTCCATAACATTTACCTGACATCGTTTTCCATTGTACCAAATCCAACAATAGGACTCACCATCACCTCTAAGAGACATTTTAATGAATATCACTTCAGAGCCTTGGAAG